TTACCACTCCGGACGCGTCTCTATTCTTTCGACGATCTCCCTCATGCGGCGTATCGTTCCGGGATCAGTTCCATCCGGCAGATCATCAAGATCAAAGTATCCGATTTCAGCAATCTCTACGCTCGTCGGCTTGTTCGCAACGCTGTCGTTGACGTCGCAAACAAAGACCAACACATGATCTCGCCGACTAACGCCACTGTTGTGGAACACCCCATGAAACACAGGCGTCCCCTCAAGTCGTAGGCCTGTTTCCTGTAGCAATTCGTTTTTTAGTGCAGCAACAGCCGTTTCCCCTTTTTCAACGCCGCCACCGGGAAAGTGCCAGCCAGGCGTGTATGTGTGTCGAACAAGCAGGAATTTGCCGTCGTCGGATTGCACGATTGCACGAACCCCGAGTGTTAGCCCGCGCGCCATTAGAAAATAAGTATGTAGCGCGCGGCTAAACAGCGAACCAAATAGGCCGCGCTTCTTTTCACATCCTGAAGTCACTCGCCGACACCCACGTTCCGCGGCAGCGCGCCCTGTTCCTGATCTGCCATACGGTCAGCCCAATACGCAATTTTTTCACCGAGCGGAGTATAGTCCAACGGCAATTCATGGAGAATGTCCAAAATTGCTGACAGGTCGACGGTTTCACAAGCTTGATGCAAGCGTTCAAGTATCGCCATTAATTCTTTCATCGGAAGCGAGACCTCAGATGCCGTCATGATGCGGGGGTTTAGAGTTGGGCTGGGATTGTTACCAATAAGCAGCTCTTCATAGAGCTTTTCACCCTTCCGCAGACCTGTCACGCAAATTGGAATATCGCCCTGGTCGGGCAAAACTTGATCGGGGTGATCGACCATGTAAGGCACTAGGCCGTGAAGTTTCACCATACTCATTGCAAGATCAAGAATCTTTACCGGATCACCCATGTCGAGAACAAATACGTCCCCGCCTTTGCCCATCGCGCCTGCTTGGATCACCAGTTGCGCGGCTTCGGGGATTGTCATGAAATACCGTGTGATGTGCTTATGCGTGACAGTAATTGGTCCACCGTTTTCGATCTGGCTACGGAAGCGCGGGATTACTGACCCGGATGAGCCTAGTACGTTCCCAAAACGAACCATCGAAAAGATTGTCGAAGATACTTCTCTTGCATGAGCCTGACAGATCAATTCCGCGATGCGCTTCGTCGCCCCCATCACATTGGTCGGTCGCACCGCCTTATCTGTTGAAATCAGGATGAAATTCTCGACCCCCAACCGCTTTGCCGCCGAGGTAATAGCAAGCGTCCCAAACACATTGTTTCTGATGCCTTCGACGACATTATCCTCAAGTAAGGGAACATGCTTGTAGGCAGCAGCATGGTAGATCGTTTGCACACCAAATGATGTAATCGCGTCTTCGAGGACTCGACTGTACTGAATGGAGCCAAGGATCGGCACAACGTGAATTGATGGATCGATGCGCGCGGCGGTCTCGGAAAGCTCTGCCTCGATTGAATAAAGCGCAAACTCCGAGGCCTCAAAAAGTACAAGTCTCTTTGGTTTTAGATTGAGGATTTGTCGACAAAGTTCGCTACCAATCGATCCACCCGTCCCAGAAACCATTACCACGCGCCCGACAATGTTTTTGCCAAGCAATGCGTTGTCTGGGGTGACGGGATCACGTCCCAACAGGTCTTCTGGCCTCACGGCTCTCAGCTCGGAAATCTTCGCTTCCCCACTAATAATTTCCGCTAGGCTGGGGATCGTTTTGATCTCGACAGAGAGGTCCTCGAGGTCTTCTACGATTTCACGACGACGTGCACGGCTAATACTCGGTATGGCCAGTAATACAGCCGTTGCACCCGTTCTATCGAGCAAACTGGGAATTTGATCGGCCGGATAAACACGCAAGCCACCAATAGACATCCCCTGTAAACCTTTGTCATCGTCAATAAGTGCGACGGGGGCGTATTCGCGACCGTGAAACAGTGAATTGAGCAACTGCAGTCCGGAGTCACCGGCGCCGTAAATAATCACGGGCCTTTTGTAGAGTTGCTTGGGGTTTCGGAAAAACGTCCTCATCAAAAAGCGAAGACCACCCACTGAGAGCACAACGAGTATTGCGAATATGATGGGTACAGAGCGAGGAATCCCAGCACCGAACGCAAGACCAGCTAAATATAGAGCAATGCCAGCGATCAATGCGCCTTTGCCAATCGTTATGAGTATCTGTCCCGTTACAAAGCGAACTAGGGCTCGATAGACCCCCAGAAAATTAAAGGCCAACAACGTAACCGCGGATGCGATCAAAACACTGGTCCAGATTTCCGGCGTTTGAAGAAACCCGATGCTTTCCAGCCGAAACATCATCGCAGCAACAAAGGACAGCACGATTAAGACAAAGTCAGTGATGACCTGCACCAATATTTTTTTCGGTCGGCTTAGTTGAGATAAATAATTGGTATAGCTTTGCATCGGCGGGTGCCTTCTTTAAAAAAAACGCTAAACGCGCCCGTAGAGAATATATCGGCCGGCCCGTCGCGGCAACGCAACATTGCGCCTCATAGTGTCGGGTGCCACCAGGATTCGCATAGCAATATTGGTGTAACCCCAGCCGCGGGGCGGCCGATTCGAATCTTGCCGCGTCGCGTGAGGTCGCTTAGCATAAAAGCTCTCAACACGCGAAAGTATCCAAGGCCGATGCTTAAAAAACTTGACGATTTTTATACTCAAGCGCTCCGTATTGACCTCGTCCCTGCGTCGCAACTTGCGGGTCTTAACCCGCAGAATACACAATACTGTGACGCCGCAGGGCGAGGTGCTTTCATCGTATCTGCGCTGCAGGGGGAGGTTTTCGAAAGCGTGTACGCCCCCCTTCTGGAGCGGACGTTTGATACGCTCGCCGAGGCTCGGTTGTTCTTTGCCAACCTTGCTTCTGAACACCCAGACGCCAAGTGCTTTGATTTCGCGGCACACCCTTCGGGCGCGGTGAAGGTATAAACCGCCAGTTCGAGAGAAGTCTGAATGTCCGGTAAGTGCCTTGAGGCGCGCTTGCACCTCGCGGACCGAGAGCGTCACGGCCGGCACTACATTGCCGGCACGCCGCACCCCGAGCAGCCGCGATTTCGCATAGCGCTGGATCGTGACAGCATCGGATTGGTTGCCGCCCAGCACCTCAATCATCGCTCCGGCCGTTTTCACGAAGAAGCCGACATGGCCCTGCCAGGATTTCGAGCCCCGCGAGAAGACGACGATGTCGCCCGGTTGCGCATCGGCCAGATCCACAGGAATGCCCCAGTCCAGATAAGACCTCGCATTGAGGCGTCGGGTGGAGCGCAAGCCGGCTTTTTCGAGGCAGTGCCCCACGAAAGCCGCGCACCAGGCCACAGAGTCATGCTCGACCCAGTCGTGGCCGACCGAGGCGTACATCGCCATTATGGCTGGATTGTCTTCAGGTCCCGGGCCCTCGGTAGTGCCGATGTAGCCTTGGGCGATTTCAAAAGGGGTCATTCTGGCCTCCTTGCAAAAGAAAACGCCGCCCCTGAGGACGGCGTATGATCAGGTGATCAATGTTGGGCGGGTATTATTTCTTGCGACCAATCCAGGCGCAGAGCAGGCTTTCGGCGCCTCGGGGGCCGAGATAGGCGAGCGTCGCCACGAACCCGGTTGAGACCGGCTGGGTCAGGCCGATGTAATTTGCCGCCGCGTCGCCAATGAGCGCCATACCCACAGCGACCGGGATTTCCCAGAGGAGTTCCTTGCCAAAGAAGCGGCGATTGCCGAGCTTCACCTCGCCGGAGTGCCACATGAGCCGACCGGTGAAGGCACCAATCAGTGTGGTGATGGCCCCGCCAAAAAGGTGGTTGATGGTTTCAATAAAACTGTTGTCCGGCATCTGCCTGCCTCCTTGGTCTCAAAACGGCCCGGTTGCATCCGGATCGATGATGGGCGGCACGTTCGCGCTTGGCGCCACTGGGCTTGTGCTTTCTATCCGCGCATCCGTGCCCGCGCCCTGTTGGGGCTGTTTCAGCTCCAGCGTGGTGACAAACCCGCCGGCCCGGGTCAGCGTGTGGGTCACAGCCTCGATCCGATAAGACCCGTCCACGCCGGGCCGTGTGCCCGACAAGGTACAAAGCCCATCCGGCACGGCCGCCGTATTGCCCTCGATGACCACCGTGCCTTCGCCCGCATCTCGGGCAGTTGTGGCGGCATCACTTTCGCCCTGCTGGGTGGTTTCCACCTCGCTGGCTCGCGCAAAACGATCAGCATAGACGGAGGGCACGTCGATGCCTGTTGCGCGCTCGACAACTTGCCAGGCGCCCCCCGCAACATCATACCAACGACCGCGGACCGTCCCGAACTGCGGGCGGCCGAGCCTCGGGGCAATGTCCCAGCTGTGCAGGTTCTGGCCCCAGGTGGCAGCAATGGCCGTTGCGTAATCCGCATTGCGCTTTGAGAGCACAATCCGCCCGCCGGTGACGCGGAAATTGCCACCGATTTCACGGGCCAGCCGCTCACCCATGGCAATCAGGCTTTCGTCGCGCATCTCGAAATAGCCGCGGGTCAGATTGCGCAGCTTCGGATCGATCTCGATCTGCGTGATCCCTGCATGCCACGCCGCCTCGCGCAGGATCGTCTCCACCGTCGCCCCATCCCAATGACGCTGCTGGCCTTCTTTGGCCCGGCCTGTCGTATCCATGCCCTTCGCCGTGATGCGAAGCCGCCGCCCCGCACTGCGGGTGCCGGATGATTTCACCTCATCAACCGTGCCATAGAAGACAACGCGCATTCTCTCACTGTCCCAGCCAAGCGCAATCGACACAGGCGCGCCGATCTGCGGAAGAACAATCCATCCATCGGTGTCATCAATCTCGAGATCCGCGCTGTCGGTATGGGTGCCCACCTTGTCCGAGACCTGAAGGCCCAAAAGCACCGGCATCAACGCCGTGGTGATATTCGTGCCCGCCACGGTTACGTTGAAAAGCGCGCGCTTTGACATGAGCACGCTTCCTTACCAAAGCCGGACCGGATCCAGAACCTGCTGCTCCCGCGGAATGGGAATTAGCATGTCGAAGCTTGTGCCCACCGGCAGAGTCAGGCCCAGATCCGCAAGCCCAGGGTTCATGTCATAGATTGCCTCCACGAGTCCCGGCATGGGCCGCTTGAACCTGCGCCATACGATCGTCGCAACTGTCAGCCCGTCGCCTTCCACGGTCACGGTTTCGATCACCTGGTCCATAGGAGCACATCCGCCAGAAGAGAGAAGAAGGACCCCGCGCTTGGCGCGCTGGCCCGTTTCACGGTGATATCGACATCAATCACCTTGCCGACGCCATTGCGGCCGAGATAGGAGGCGCGCTCGCTGACTGAGAGGATATTGACCCAGCCCATCAAAGCACCATCGCCCCGCATCATATATTGCGGCCGTCCCGACGCGCGGGCTTGCGACAAAAGCGTCAGCTGGCCCATGCCGCCGAACTTTTCTGGATAGAGGCGTGCCTTGATGGTCCAGCTTTCCGGGCCTTCGCCGACATATTCGAGGATGGGCCGCGCCCCGAGCACGGGCTTTTCGGCAAAGCCGGCCTCTGTGCCATGACTGTACCCATCGGCGTTGAAGGGCAGGATTTCGAATTGGACGGGGCCAAGCATCATCAGCATCAGGCAAACCTCAGCCCTGTGTCGGCATAAACACCCCGGAAGGCTTCGCGGATTTGATCGCGCAGCTGCCGGGTGATTTCTGCAGCGAGCTGCTGCGGGTCCGCCGTCGCGCCGGTGATGGTGATCGGCGCATTGACCGAAACCTCCACGGGACCTGCGCCGTCCATGCTTCCCACCGGGTTCACATAGCCATTGCGATTGGCAGTGATGAGTTCCGGACCGCGCTCGCCCACGAGGTATGTGCCCCCGCGCGAGATCGGCCCACCGGCCGCGCGGGTGCCATCAACACCGGAGAATTCATCGACCGCCACGGCTGGAGCCTCATTCCCACCGCCGAGCCACGCCGGCATCGAGGGCCAGCGGATGATGTTCGTCAGATCGATATTTCCGATCGCTTCGACAATTCGGGACGGAATACCCCGGATCCAGGCGATCAGCTCTTCGAACTTGGCCACCATCCCATCCCAAAGTGCTTGGATCGCCTCAAGGCCTTTGTCGTAAAGCCCGGTGACGAGCCCAGCAAAGCCATCGATGATCCGGCCGGTCAGATTGGCCGCGTTTTGCGCAATCCGCGCCTGCTCTTCTTCTGAGAGCACCTCCTGCTCGAAAAGTCCTGAGCTGAAGAACCCGGTGATCGCATCCACCGCCGTCCCGAGGGCCGATCCCAGCCCCGAGAAGGCGTTCGAAATCGCATCAGTGATCGGCGTCAGAAAACTGAGCTTTTCGCCAAGCCAGTCGAGCGGGCCCTGCAGGCGCTCGGAGATGGCCTGACCCACGCCGGAAAGCGTGGCCGTGATCCGATCCCAGTAGCGGTAGATCCTAAAGCCTGCCGCGGCAACGGCGGCTGCCACAGCGGCAAAGGTTGCCCAAACCGGTGCAGAGATCATTGCCACGGCCGCCCCGATCGCGGCAATGCCAGAAGACAGTGCCCCGACACCTGGGACCGCGAGCGCAATACCGGTTAGACCAGCGCGCAACCTTCCGAGCGTCCCCAGGGGCTGTCCACCCATCGCCGCCAAAGCAGATTGCAGCCCGATCATTTCTGTCGCGGCCGTCCGCGCGCCAATGGCTGCGCGGCCTATTGTGTTATACCCGGCGGCAATCATCGACAGCACACCGCCGCGGCCCAATAGACCGGCAAAGTGCAGGGCCGACATCGCGCCTTTGAAAGCGATGACCGCTGCGGTCGCCCCCACCACGGCGAGCGTCACTTCCGGATAGGCCGCAGCCAGCTCGGAGATCCGCATAATGAGCGGCGTGATCGCCTCCGCCAGGGACGTGATCGCGGGCATCAGCGCATTGCCAATAGTGACCTGGAGCTCGGTCAACACGTTCTGAAACCGCTGCATATTGGCCTGAAACGTATTGTTGCGCGCTTCGAACTCCGCGAACGCAGAGCCTGCGTAATTGGCTCGGTCCCCCACCATGCCAAGCGTGTCTTCCACGAGGCCGAGGTTGGTCAGGAGCGGCCCAAGAGCGCGCGCCTCATTGCCAAAAAGCTGGCTTGAGATCGCGGCCTGCTGCTCACGCGGGATCTGACTGATGCGCCGCAGCACATCGAGCGTCGTCCCCACCGCGTCTTCCTGCATGCGCCGTGCGACAGCTTCTGCATCAAGCCCCAGCTCTTGGAATGCTTCCCTCTGTGCCCGCGTCGCGGCTGAGCCGCGCGTCAGCGCAGCCCCCATATTCCGAAAACTCGTCGCCGCCACCTCGCTTTGCGCGCCAGCCGCCAACATTGCCGAGGCAAAGGCCGAGGTCTCTTCGGCAGAAAACCCAAACAGCGTCGCTTGCGCCCCAACGCGGCGGACCACATCGAGAATATCGGCCGCACTCGAGGCCTGGCTGTTGGAAAGATGGTTCATGGCATCTGCCAGAGAAACCGTCTCGTTGATCGTGAGACCCAAGGCCGTCATCAGGTTGGCCATAGAGGCGCCGGCCTGATCAGCGCTGATGTCAAAGGCCACCCCGATCCGCGCGGCGGCATCGGTAAAGCGAATGAGGTCTTGCCCCGCAATGCTCGCCTGGCCTGCGGCAGCCGCAATCTCAGCAAGACCCGTCACGGCGATAGGAATGTCGCGCGAGAGGGCAAAGAGATCCTGCTGGAACTGGCTGAAGCCTTCCGGTGTCGGAAAATCCACCACCTTGCGCACATCGGCCATGGCGCTTTCAAACGCGGACGCCGCGGCAATCGGACCGCCGATGGCTTCGCGCAATGCGTAGAAACTGGCGGCCGCATCGACCAAGCCACCCCGCGCAGCCGCAAGGGATCGGTTATTGCGCGTGATCGCAGCACTAAGCCGATCGCCGAAGGTCATGGGCAGGCCGTTGTTTTCCCGGATACGGGTGGAAATGCCGGCCAAGGCACTGGCGGCCTGTCGCGCAGGGGTCGTCACGCGATCGAGAAGTTCGATCACCAGCTGGGAGGTCAGCGTTGCCATGGGATCAGGTTCACTTCGGTATTGCGGCGCGCGCTAGACGACGGGCCTCAGCGTGCCAAAGCACCAGCTCTGGCCAGTCCATGTCCATCAGATCGGTGATCGGGGTATTCAGCCAGTGAGCGGTTTCGGCTGCGATGGTGCGCCAGTCGCGGATGCCGTGCCCTTTGGGAAAAAACCGGCGATCACCTCGGAGATCGCGGTAAAATCATCCGTGTCCATTTCCTCGATCGCTTCGCGCGGCAAATCCGTCAGAACGGCAGCCATCAGAATGCCCTGTTCCAACTGATCCTCAATCCCGGCCAACGCATCCTGCAGGGTCTTGAGGTCCTTCACTTTCGGCTTTTTGACGCTGACCTCCCTCAGGGTCTGCTCGCCCAAGGTGATAGGCACCGAAAGCGGCAGTTGTTTATTGTGATGCTGTGCCATGGGCCCTCTCAAAATCCGTTGGGAATGCGCAGGATGTTGCGTTCATCCGCGTTCTGGGAGGTGCCATCCACGCGCCAATCGGCGGTGAAAAAGTCCCAGTAGAGTTTCTCGACCCCGCCGAAATGCAGCTCGTAATGCAGGATTTCCGAGATTGAATAATCAAACCCCTGCATTTCACCGCGCTGGAAGGCTTCCGGATTTGCCGCCCCAAGCCGGCCTTCAAGCACGGCTTTCGCCTCAATGGCCTCGCCCGTACGTTTCGAACGGATCGAGCCATAGGCGGTGAACTTCTTGCGCGAGGCAGCGCCCAGTCCGAACTGGGTCAGAAGATCTGGGTCCCAGCCCGCCAGCTTGAAGCTCGCTTCAAGCTTCTGAATGCCGACGGCCACCTCGATCTGCACCCGCGAGCCGCCCGGGTGATAATCCTGAAAGCTTTCTTGCAGATTGGGCAGCTGCAATTCGGTCAATGTCAGGTGTTTCGAGGCCGTCGGGTCCTCATCGCCGCAAAAGAGGTTTGCGGCTTCCATGATGTAGATATTGCTCATGTGGGCTCCTCTCAGCCGGTGATGGTGCCGACCTGCGCCAGCAGGTCATCAAGCAGCGCATCGAGCGCCGGGCGGTAGCGGGCGGATTGAATGCCGAGATAGCGCAGCACCGGCGCCTCTTCCGCGGCAAAGCTGACGGTGAAGCGGCCCTGGCGCAGTTCCTCGGGCGTGTTCTGATCGCGGGTGAACTTCAGCTCAAAGCCCAGAATGTCGCCATCGGCCTTGAGGTTGCGAAGCCCCGTTTCCATCGTGTTCAGGATCGCTTGGATGGTTTGGCCGGTGACATTGAAGCGGCCGAGATAGAAGCGCAGGGTCCGGAGCAGCATCAGATGGATGAAGTCCCGCCCGCGCGTGACATTGTAGAACCGCCAAAGATCATCCTCCCCGGCATTGTCGGTCCCGACGAAAATGAAACCGCCTTGACCGATGGCGCTTTCGACGCCCATTTCTCCGCGCAGGATCACGCCGATATTGGCCGATAGCAGGCGCTGCCCCTCGGTCGCGCCATCCGTCAGGGAAAAGTTGATCGGACGAGAGGGTCCCACAATCCCCTGCACGGGCTGGTTGGCCCAGGAGTGGAACGGCCGGCCCTGCTTTTCGTGGTCACGGCGCACGCCAATGCCGATGATGGCTGGCGATGAGGGTTGGACCACACTCACGCCCTCAGCGTAAACCTTCACCGCCGGATCGATGGGGATGAGCCGTGATGAGGAAATCGTCTCGCGCCAATCGATGGCGTCTTGCTCGGATGTCCCTGGGCCATCGACCACCGCATGGGCGAGGAGCTTTTCGCAGATTGGCGGCAGCGCGGCGCAAACCGGGTTCGCCTCGGCACCTGTGCGCTGGCTGGTGAACCCAGGTGCGCAAAGGAGCCGCGGGATCATGCCAATCTCGGGGCCCGCGCGCAGGAAGGCCGAAAGACCCGTCAGCGCACCATCGCCCACGACATTGGCAATCGTTGCCAAAGTATCGACGCCGTCTTCGACACGGACCAAGACCACCTTGGCGGCAACTTGGAATTCGCCGAGCTGCGCGTTCAAGAGCACCAGCGCGTCTTTGAGCGTGCCGGCGTCCCCGAGCGCGGTCAGCTTAGCCGCATCGTCAGAATAGAGAAACACGGGCGTGTAAGCGGGAAAGACAGATGCATCCGCATCCGGCGCGGTGCCAATGATGCCGACCACCGACATATCACTCCAGACCGGTGGGCGCGGTTCATTGTCGATCCGCGTGATCGAAATCCCGAAAGTCGGGTCGGACATGGCTGTCCCTCCTTGAAATTGTTAGGGCAAAAGGCGCGGATCAGTAGGACCCGCAATCCACCGTGGTGATCTGGGCTTGCAATCCATCGAGCGTGCTTTGCAGGTTTGAAACCTGGGCAATCGTGTGCCCGTGGCTACTGGCCGCCTTGCTGGCAAGTTGGGCCGTGAGCGTCGGAATGTCACCGATCCCGAGCGCCACGGTGCCGGTTTGACCATTCACCGAGGACACTGGGCCATTGGCGAGCACGCTTTCAGCGACCGCCGCTGCATCAGCAGCATCTTGCGCCGCCTGCTGGGCCAGAAGCAGCGTGTTGGCCACATTGGCGGCGGCCTCGATCAGGGCCGTCGCGAGACCCGCGCTTGCGGAAATCACCCAGTCATTGTGTTGGGCGGCCCCGATATTGCCATGAATGGCGACAACCTCACCTGCGAGCCCACCGTTTTCGCGCGCATACGCGGCCACCCGAAACACCGCCCAATCGTTCAGGCTGTCCGTGCTGCCGCGGGAGATGACCACATAGGGCGTGGGCGCAAAGAGCGCGCGCGCCGGCGTGTCATCGATTTCAAAAGTGGTCTCTAGCCCGACCGCAAGCGTCAGCGGCGTCGCTGATGTGGCCACCAGAAACCCGTTTTCTGCGGCCGCAGATGCTGTGGCCAGCGCAGGGCCCAAGACCTCATTCACCCGGGTCAGGCCAAGCGTGACCAGATTGTCGGTCGCCGTGCCGATCTGCGCGAGCTGGGTATTCAGTTCCGCGAGGCTTTCTGCAATCAGGCGATAGCGGCGGTTGAAAAAATCCCGATCGAGGTCCTGATTGTCACGCACGCGTAGGTCTTCAAACCTCAGCATGGCGTAAGCCTTTCTTCAGAGGCTCGGATGTCGCGATGGCCTCGGGATGATCTGCCGATAAGCTGTCGAAGATTGCCGCTGTGACGGTATACCGCGCGCCCGGCCGAAACCGCGCGCCGGCAAATTCAAGGGGACGGTTCACCGTCACCCGGTAATGGGTCGGTTTGGAGGCCATGAGATGTCCTTCCTTTATGGGATCAGCATTGTGCGTATTCGATCAACTCGCTGACGAGGAACGGCAGTGCCGCGCTGACGGTCGAGCCCACGATCTTGACGGCGTAGGTGCTGACCGAGGTCACATTGAAGATGGAGGTCCGCCGCACCGTGCCATCAGCCAAGATCACATCTTCAACCACATTGGCCGCCTCGGTGCCGGTAAGACCCACCCCGGTCAGCAATGTGACTGTGCAATCGTGGTTTGCCTCTTCGAAATGCTGCAGATCGGTGACCACCTTGACGCTGGTTGTGGGCGAGCCAAGCGTGCGCGCCTCCGAGACCCAGGTAAAGGCCGTCTTGGGCCGCGTGGCAACCGCCTGCGATCCGGTCAGTCCAAATCCCGGCATCAGGTCCGTCGTTCCCGTCAGCGTCACCCGCAGCGGCAAGATGGCGGGCAAGCCCGATAGATCCGGACCATTGGCCTCGCCATCGAGCGCCACCCAGGCCCCGTTCACCTGCACCTCGATATCGGTGCGGCAGGCGGGCGGGATCACGCCTGGATGCAAAACATCGAGATCGAGGATGCCGCCCGCAAGTTGCAGTGCCGTCAGTTCCACCGAGAGCCGCGTGCGCTCGAAGCGGGCAAAGTATAGCCGCATTTTCATGTCATCGACGAGATTGCCCGCGAAAAAGGCGCCGTCCGTCGAGACAAAGAAGGTGCCTTGCACCACCCCGTTGTCGGTATTGGTCATGGCGACATAATGATCGCCCGTGGTGACCAGCACGATGGCGTAGCGCCGGCCCGCTGTCAGGAAGGTCGGCGTGATCGGGAGTTTGGTTTCCACCAGTGACGGCAAGCCCACTTCCGTTGAAATCGCCCCCACCTGAATGTCGAGCACCGGAAGGGTCGTGCGCGAGATAACCCGCGACAGATCCGGCATGCCGAAGGCGGTCTCGGTGACCAGCACCGTCACATCGCCTGCCGCAGCCTTGCGCGAGAAATAAAGCCCCACCTGGCTCAGCCAGCCATCTTGCGAGTTCAGGAATGTTTGCGCAACTTGCTGACCATTGATCGTGGCTGTGGTGGTGACGCGGTCCCAGTATTGCTCCTCGTAAGTATCGATCCAGAAGCGGCGCACCCGGATCCAATGCACATTGCCATTGGGTACCCGCGCGCCGTTGGGCATGCGGTCCGGTAGGCCATTGGTGACCTCCCAGGTCTCGCCCGCGCGGCGGAAGACATTGCCCGCGAGATCATAGGTGCCCTGGCGCCACCAGCGACTGTTGGTGCAAACCACCATGGAATTGCCATAGCGCCGCCGTGTGCGGGCGCGCGTGAGCTGGCGGATGTCTGTGGTCTCGAAGGTGTATTGAGCCAGCCGCGTTTCAGACGCGTAGCCCGTCAGATCAAGCCGGACGCCATGGGCGTATTTGGGCAAAACAAAGCCGCTGCTGTTGGCGATATAGACATTGTTGGGGTTCAGAAGCGCGAGTTCCGAGGTTTCCGCCCCAGCCCGCGGGAAGCGAATGCCTTCCTCGACCACCGCGTCGAAATCCGGGTGGTCGATGTTCGACCCCTCCGCCGTCAGGAAATGATTGGTGCCATAGTAGATATAGGCCCCCGGCGCATAGACCTCGGTGCGCAACTCATCGAGCTGTTCGGTCAGTTCCACAATCTCGGTCTTGGTCGCATACCCCGCGAGCCGATCCGCCAGGGCCGACAGGTCCGTGCGCAGCGTATCCACCTGACCGCTGATCTGCCCGCGCCAGTTTTCCAGGGCGATCGTGCGGTTGGCGACATTGCGCAGGTTCGGGAGTTGCGTCGCCTGCCATTGCTCAATCGCGACCACGCCGGAGGTGTCGAGAAGCACATAGGCGATGACCGTGACATTGGCATCTGTCGCCGGATAGCTCGGGTCTGGCCCTTCGGTGCCCGCCACCGTCGAAATCTCCGCGCGGCGCAGGCTTTCCATCGCAACAGATTGCGGCTCGGTGGTGCCCGTTTGTGCATCGATCAAAAAATCCCGCGGCTGGATGTCCGTCTCAACCTCCTGGCCGAAGCTAACAATCGCCACGCGTTTACGCGTCACCAGTGGCAGCACGTTGAAGAGATCAACGATGATGTCCTCGCTGCGCACATAAACGGCGCCACCTGCGTACAGCCGGCCTGCAGAGAGCGTGAGTTCCGTGGCTGCCGTCTTGGTGGCGGAAAACCCGGAATAGGCTTTGCCGGCCTCAAGCGCGTCGCGCACGATATGATCCATCGAGGCGCGGCCAAAATCCTGCATGTTGTTGAGATCGGCGGATTGCAGCTCCTGCCGATCGCGGTAGATGACGGTGCGTTCCATGGATCAGACCTCTGTCAATGCGCCGAGCGTGATGTCTCCCACGGCACGGCGGTCGCCCGGTCGCGGCACGCGCCAGGTCTTTGTGTTGATCAGGACCTTGTCCCGGAGCGATTTGGTGACCATCACCGCCGCGCGCGCATCGGCGACGGGCTTGGTGCTGGCGGCCACGACATAGCCATTGACGAACCGGCCCGCCGTCCGCGGGTGACGCCGGCCTTTGATGCGGGTCAGCACCTCGGACGTATAGGGCGGCATCCCAAGGCGGGTGTAGCCGAGATGGGTGGAGCGCTTGCGCTCATCGAGCACGCGGTCCGGGTCGTGAATGTGCCAGCGGTCGTAGAGATGCCGCCAGGCGATTGTTTCCGGCAGGCAGGCGCCAGAGACACGCTGCCCCGGGCCTCCCGGAAACAGGGACGTCGCCTGCTGCGGGTGTTGTTCAGCGACCTGCTGCGGACGCACGTCGATCAGATCGCCCTTGGGCAAGACCGTCGTGTATTGTTCCCGGCCCAGCCGATAGCTGTAGGTCGCATCGCGTGGGATACGGACAATCCGCTGGCGCACTCCTATATCGTCGATCATGAACGCCTGCGCTTTCGGCCGATCGCCGAGATGAATGGCCGCTGTGGGCTTCGGCGCCAGCACCACCTCGTCATAGGAAATCGCGTTGAAGCCCCCAACGCGTTCTGGGGTCACCCTGCGAACCGTCAGATCAGTCTCTGCGCCACGGTTGTAGAGCTTGGCCGTGCGGATGTATTTGGTTTCAGTAATCGAGACCGGATTATTTGGCCCCGCGAAGGCCGTGCCCGGGCCGTCCGGCGCCGACAGAAACCGGGTGTTCCGGCCGGAAACACCCCGGGCAACGAAGGGATAGATGCGCAGTTGCGCGAAACGATCGAGGTAAGCCGCCCGTTCCGTCTCGGTCAGCGCCTTCGACAGATAGGTCTTCGCCGGCGGCACGATGAAGCGCCGCGCTTCCGCGCCCATGACGGTAAGGGCTTCAGCGATCGCGGTTTGGGTGCCCTTGATCGCATGAAACGGCAGCGAGCGCGCCGTCCGGGCGCGTTTTTTCTCCTCTGGCCAATCTTTGTCCCAGAGGTCGACCGATAGTCCCCAGGCGAGCCAAGGCAGATAAGGTGCCGGGACGGCATGGGGCTGGACGAGTTCACGCAGGCCGATGGGCAGGTCAGCGATGCGCCCCCCGGTGAGATCGGCAGCCTCCTCGAAGGAAGTTCGGGTGTCGGGCAGCAGGGTTTCTTGGGCCATCAGCGGCGCTCCTACGCGTCGCGCAGATCCGCGACCGTGATGGTTATGGCCTCTAGGTCATAGACCTCGGTCGGCCCCAGAACGAGGTCCTCTGCCGGCGAGATCAGGTCCACGGAATGTACGCCTTCTTGGTGTAGTTTCGAGAAGATGGCCGAGCGGCGCAGGTTCATGCCCAGCATACGGTTTGTTTCTACCCAGGTGGTCAGCGCTGTGAGCGCGCGATCGCGCACCAGGTTGCCGTCTGGGCCCGGATAAAGCGTCAGCGTCGCGTTGATCTTGACCGGATGCACGGCAGGTCCCAGCACCTCGACCATGTCGGTGAGCGGCCGGACGTCATTATTTATGAGCGACAGGCGAACAGCCTCGCGCTCTTCAAGGCTTGGGACTGGGTCATCTCCTGCGCGCAACATTGTCACGCGCACCCGACCGGGCGTGGTCATGATCGCGGTGGCATCTCGCGCCCATGGGGCGGCACCAAGGGCATGATAGACATAGGCCCCCTCTGGCCCCGCGACCGAAAACGCATCAGGCGCAAGTTGCACCCGTCGACGCAGCCGCGCATCGTCTTCAGCGACCTGCGCCCCGGTCTCGTACTCAATCTGCATCCGGGCTGTGGCAAAGAGGGCCGCCAGATGATCGAGGTTCGTGCCGTAGGCTGAGGCCAAGAGCACGGACCGGGCTGCATCATTGATCCGCGCGCGTAGAAGAAGTTCGCGATAAGCAAAAGCCTCGATCAGCTTGCGCGCGGGCTCGCTTTCGAGTTCGATGACGCCTGCGATGTCTGGAAACCGCACGACCAGATCGTCACGCATGTCTTTGACGATAGTCTCGTAATCCAGCGTCTCGATCACATCAGGCGGCGGCAGACCTGCCAGATTGATGGCGGTAAATCGGCTCATGCCAGGGCCTCACGGGTTTCGATCAGGACGCCATCAGGGTTGGCATAGGCATCGACGCGGCGCGCGCCCTCCGCGGTGTAATCGCCAAACATTGCCCGGGGGCGGTATTCGCCCTCGAGAAAGACATGCAAGGCGCCCGTCCGTGTGACCTCGACGACCTGGATGCGCGTCACCCGATAGCGCGGTTCGAACTGCTCAATGGCCGAGGTCATCGCTGCGAAAAAGGGCGTTACCTCGTTTGGGCTGATCGTGCGCCCCATGAGATGCGGCACGAAAGAGCCATACCATTCCCGCATCACCCGGCTGCCGAACCGTGTGGTGAAGATATCATGCAGGCTTTGCACCACATGCGGCCAGCCCTCCAAAATGCGGCCCGTCGCGGCGTTCAGTCCGACCGACGGATTGGGGGAACGGCTGACCATGGTTCAGGGTTACTCCGAGGCCTCGGGGGTGTCGGGTTTTGTGGTCGGCCTTTCGGGCTTGGTCTGTTTGGCGGCTGGTTTGACATCCAGCGCGCGCAGAGAACCGAGGCGAACTTCGTGTTCGGCCTGTTTTTCGGTGAGCTCCAGCACGGTGCCCACGCCCGTGTTGGTCTGGCCCGCCACAAAGCGGCCGGCGGTTTCGGTGATGGCAAAACGTGGCATGGGATCGTCCTTCTCAGTTTGCGGGGGTGCCGGTGACCGAAGGTCCGGAGCGCACGCCGCTGTGGATGTGGCTGTCGCCGATATTCTTGCCGTTATGGCGGGCCTGGCCGCCGGTGATTTCAACGTTGGCGCCATCAACCTTGAAACGCAATCCGCCGACGGCAATCTCGAGGCCGTCTTCGGCCAGAGTCACGGTGACATCGCCGTAACTCAGCACGTTCTGGTTCGCCGCCGTCGAAGGTGACGGGTTAGCGTTCGAATGCGTCAGCGGGACCGCGACCGCCTGCTGGAAATCCCCGTTCGGCGACATCGCGGTGAACTGCTGCCCGATGCTGGGCGGTGTATGGACCCGCAGCGCGCCGGAAAACTGAGTGTAAGGGATCCAGGGCGACAAAAACCGGCCCGACGTTCCATGTGCGGGGCCGAAGTCCAGTCGGATCCGATGAGTTTCGGTATCAACTTCAGCCACGGTGCCGTGCCGCATCATACCCGAGAAGCGGCGTTCGAGCTCGGCAATACGCGCGGCCAATTCCACCAATTCGCGGATCGCCATGTCAGGACGCCTCCGCCGCGGTGATCGACGCATCAATTGTGGTCACACGGTCGCCTTCTTCATCGAAGATGACTGTATCCAAGGGCACTGGATCGCCTTGATCGTCGAGCGTGGGCAAAACGCCGAGCTTGTCCATGACCTCGAGTGGCACGCCCAGCATCAGCGCAGCGCTTGCCCAATCGGTGAGGCTCTCGCCTTCGATCTGCTCGCGCAGCATGGCCGCAATCGGCGCCAAAGTTTGATCGGCCTTCATCAGCGCAAGAACCTCGCCCCAGGCGGTGCCAGGCGGAATGTCCGCCCCCACCGCTGGCGTGTCGACCAGATCGCAGGTCAGAACCAGCTGCCGGGCGGCGAAACGCACACCGTTTTCCGAGGAGGCCCCGCGGCGTGACAGCCGCCGGGTCACGCGGGGGACCAGTTTCATCCAGGCGCGCGCCCAGGCACTGTCATCGCGCGTCAGCGCAGTGATGACCTGATGCTCCATCATGTCGAGCGTCAGCTCCATCCCCTCATCTGTGTGCGGAATGGCAATCGTGATCTGGCCGCCCTGACCGTCACGAGCCGGAACTTCGACCCGCGCGGCGATGGCAAGTTCTATGACCAGGTCGCAGCGCTGATGGTCGCCTACGAGATCGCGACCTGTGATGTCGGCCTCGTGCTCATCTGTCGTCAACACCAGAAGCGGCTGGCGGTTTTCGGCGATGGTCTGATCGATTGGATCTACTGCGCTGTCGAACACACGGGCGCCTGCCAAGGTCCGGTCCCGGAGCGCGCGGGCGGCCACAAGCCGCATGACAAGGCGTGTCAGGCTCATGCGATTTCATCCTCTTGGACAAGGATCAGGGTCAAATCGCCCAGATCCGAGGGGGCGACCCTTGAGATTGCATAAATCGGCTGCCCGCCGCGTGCCATTAGAACAACCGCGTCGCCGGTGATCGGCAGCCAGGGCAGCTGATCGATCTGCGGCTGGGCGATCCAGAACTCGGCGGCGACGGTTGACAGCTTGGTCATGCCCGACATTTGCCCACCACGCGCTTGGCCACGGAGGTCCTCCTGCGCGGGGCCAGCTGAGAAGATGCCGTAGGTGGTTGCCTCGGGGCGGTCCGGGTCGGCGCTGCGTTCCGCGTATTGCGTGGATACACGAGGGCGCAGAAGAGCTGGTTCGGCAAAGACCGCCTTGACTGTTGCGCTGGTGCGGGCATCCAAGTCATTGAAAAGAGACATGATGCCTCCGTTTTTTGGACGATGTTTGCGCATCTTCCCGTATTGGGAATTTCTGTTGACTCAAGTCTGACACGCTGCTACTTTCCCAATATGGGAAGGGACGCCTATGCGGATCATTGCAAGACAAACACTGACAGCTTTCGCTGATGCTCATCCAAGCTCCAAACCGGCGCTTGAACATTGGTACCGAATAGCGAAGGCGGCTGAGTGGAACGCAATGGCAGACGTACAGGCGGCCTTTTCCAAGGCAAAAGTCTTGAATGCAGAACGTGCCCGCTTTGAAATTCAAGGTGGCAACTACCGCCTCGTAGCGGCGTTCAACTTTCCAAGACAGATTGCCTTTATCAAGTTCGTAGGAACCCACGCTGAGTATGACAAGATCGACGCCCTGACCGTATCACAATATTAACCAAACTTCTGAAAGCCCCACACATGCAACTCAAACCTATCAGGAACGCGAGTGATCACAGGAAGGCACTCGCACTTATTGAAGAACTTTGGGATGCCGCCCCTGATACTGATGAGGGCGATCTGCTCGATATACTTGTCGACCTGGTCGAGCATTACGAAGAAAAGCACTTCCCTATTTCAGCTGCTGAACCTGTCGATGTTATCAAGGCGCACATGGACGCAACCGGCCGCACCCAAAAGGACCTTGGTGACCTTTTTGGATCAGCCCCCCGTGCGTCTGAGATTCTCAAAAAGCGACGCGCCTTGACCGTCGATATGATCCACAAGTTGCACGAAGATTGGGGTATTCCATCTGATTGCCTTATCCGCCCCTATCATTTGGAAGCAGCCTAATATTTATGTCCGCTTGCCCGGGATCAGCACTCGCGGCCGAGTGCAGTAATGCAGCGCGTTCATCTGGAACTCAAGGTTCACGCCTTTGCCGTTCTGCATCTCCCACTGCTTGCCGTATAGGCGCTGACCGGGGGTATTGACCGTCTCTATGTAGTCGGCCGGGGCATAGACCGTCCGGAAGAGCCCAGGCACACCCGAAGGTACAAGATGGCACTTGTCGGTGTCGATGCCGACATTATGACCGCCGCGGTAGTTCATCCAGGTGATGCCGCCGAACTCGAAGGCGCCGTAGATGCCGGAATTGCCCGAGTTGATATAGGCGTTCCGGAGCGAGGCCGCGTCGGCATAACCCTTATAGGTTTCGCGGACCTCCTGGTGGGCGATGAGATCGTCAAAGAAGGCGTCACCGCAAAGCGCCATGATGCCTGTGTAGGGCAGACCGTCGAGAATGCCTGCCATTTGACGGATGACGCCTGCGCATTTCTTGCGGAGCGCCCCATCGGCGGCGCTGGCATTGTCGAGATCGAAGTCGACCACGGCCTGCTGGCTTTCGCCGAACTCGGTGAAATAATCAAACAGCACCGAGCCATCGGCATCGAGCAACTGGCCGGTCTTGAGGATGTTGAGCCGGTGGTATTCTTCAGTCAGCGCAAAGAACTGGCTTGCCTCGGCCGCGCGGTCCGCAATTTTCTGCTGCAACCGCTCGACAGCGACCTCTTGACCAAATGCACGAACCTGCTGCACCTCGTCGGCATAGATCGCATCATTGACCTGGAAGTGCGGCACTTTCAGCATGCGCACGGCGCGCTTCGATTTGTCGAAGGTCTGGCCAGGCCCACCGCGCGGGCTGGCCGAGACCAGCATGCGGTTTTGCTCTTTATCCTTCTCGATCGCGATATCGAGCGTATCGATGCTGGTGGTCTGGAAGAGGCCCATCTGCCCGATGCGGGACGGGGTATATTTGATCTCACGAAGCGCATCCGTGAGGCGCATGACGCTGAAGGCGTCCTGACTGAAGATGTTGAGGATCGACATGGGAGGTCCTTCTATTGCGTCGGCGCGCCAGCAACTGGTCGCGCAAGATCAACCTGCGGCCCGAGGGCGCAGGAGATCGCTCTGGTTGAGTGGACGGCGTTTTCGCCTTGCCTTGCAGGGCTCGGCGCGCCACCGTTGCCACATGCAAAAAACGCTGGAATATCGCGGGTATCAGGCCGAAGTTTCCGAAGAGGGAGAGCTATTGGTCGGGCACATCTCCGGCATTCGAGACCGGGTTGGTTTCCACGCGGAAAGCTTTGAGGCGTTGCGCGAAGCCTTCAGGGAAGCCGTGGACGATTATCTTGAGGTCTGCCAGATTGTCGGTAAGGCACCACCCAAGCCTGACACATAATCGCAAGACGGGATCAAGTTACCGCACGATGATCCCGGCCGTCGCGAGATCAGCTTGGGCCGCGGCCTTTTCAGCGGCTTGATCTCGGTCGGGATGGTAGGTCAGAATCTTGCCATTGACCTCGGCATCCCGCGTAATGGCGGCAACCGGAACGTCACTGGCCGTTGCGTCGCAGCCATAGAGCGCGATGGCTACGGCCGTTTGGCTGCCATCGGTCGCGCCTACGGCGCTCGCCAGATATTTGCCGGTCGCGGTGATTTTTCCGAGCACGGTGCCAGGGGCGATGATGCCTGCGCCGCTGGCAATGGTGATGTTTTCCCGAGAGCGCTGGCCATTGGCCTCAGTCATCAGGAATTCGCCGGGATGCCGGCCTTCAATGAGAACGATCATGGACGGTCTCTCCTATTCAGCTGAAGCGCGCATTGGCCTGGGTAATGGCTTTCGCCCACCCGGCCGCATTGCGTTCAGATCGGTTGCGTTGATCGGCTGGAGTTTCGGCCCCGAGTTCGGCCTCTTGCGCGGCTCGGTCAGCGATGGAGGCCGAAGCTGCGGCTTTCGGTGAAGCGGCCAGAACCTTGGCTGCATCCACAGCTGACATCTCGGTCTCAAGCGCCAGCACCAAGGCTTGTGCCTCACGACCTTCCGATTCCGGCGCGGTCAGGATGGATTTGATCCGCGCCGTGGCCTCCGCCTTGCCGGCAGTTACGCCAGCCTCATGGGCCTCGGTGCGTGCCGCATCGACAGCCGCCTGCAGATCAGCGGTGCTGATGGCAGAGACATCGCTCTGCGGCGCCTCACTTTGATTGGTTTTGGTCATGTGTCCTCCCTTTCTCTGGGGGCTTGCCCCGGAGGGCGGTTGCGAGAGCGTGGCGATCACCTCATCAAGGCTCGCCATGCGATCGGCGAGGCCTTGGGCAATGGCATCGGCGCCAAGATAGGTGCGGGCTTCTGTCGCCCGAATGGCCTCGTTACTGATCCGACCGGCGCGGCCCTCGGCCACAAGGCCGACGAACTGGTCGTAGATTTTCATGACCTCGGCCTGCAGGTCGGCGCGGACCGCGTCTGACAGCGGCCCAAATGGGTGGCCATCGACCTTGTGGGCGCCCGCATGGATCAGCGTCGGCTTCACGCCGCGATCCTCGAGTTCACCCGAGCGATCGAGGTGGGTCAGCACGACGCCAATCGATCCCACCATCGAGGTGGGTGAGACTATGATTTCCGATGCAGCGCTCGCGATGCCATAGGCAGCGGAGGCCGCCACATCGTTCACGAACGCGACGACTGGCTTGGTCTTATTGACCGCGCTCACCAGCTTGGTCACGGCGAACATGCCCGTCGCCTCGCCACCTGGACTGTCGATATCCAAGAGGATGGCCCGCACATCCTGATCGACTTCCGCCTCGCGCAGCTGCGCGGCAATCCCCTCATAGGACACGAGACCCGAACTCGCCCCGATCCAGGCACCGCGGTTCACCAGACTGCCCACGATCGGCAGAATCGCGACGCCGTTTTCCACGCGCATGGATCCGACACCGCCATTGTCGCGCCGATATGTGCCGACGAACCGGTTGGTCTCGGGCGTGACGGTTTGCAGCGGCTCAATCCCAATCCGTCCTTGCAGCACGTGCAGGATCAGATCCACCTTATCCGGGTGTAAAAGCAACGGTCGGTTCAGAACGCGTCCTGCGATCTGCGCGAGAGACGGTCTCGCTGCAGCGACGGCCGTCTGTTTGATGTCGGACGGTTCCGTCACCTCACCCCTCCTGTTCCAAGCGCAAAGCGCCGCGGGCCGCGCCCCTGAAGTTGGGCGCATTGCTCTTCAAATCCACGAATGATCGCCAAAAGTCGGTCGGGATGCGCCCGGTGATAGGTCACGGACCTTTCAACGCCGTTAGACCCGGCCCGGAACCGCACCTCCATGGCGCCTTCGCCGGCGACAAGCCGGACATAAACCTGGCGCAAACCGGCCGCGGCGGCGCAAGGATCGGTCTCATCGATGTTGATCGTCATACCTCGGCCTCATCGCCCGTGTCGTCCTGTCCATCTGTGGCCGCATTCGGGCCACCACCCTGCGCCCCCATCATCTGTGGCTCGGGCAGCCCATATTCGGCCCGGAGCGCCTGTTCTTGGGCGAGCTGCTGGTAGACATCGTCCACATCCGCCCCAAGATCGGTGCAGATCATCGCGTCCGACATCACGCCGAGCCGTTTCCACACCTCGTGCGCCTTGGCTTTTTTTAGATCATCGGCTTGCGGGCGTGGGTCGCCGCGCCACTCGGCCCGACAGGCCGCCGTGCGATTGGCCAGGAACCCAGCAATGCCGCCCGGGAACGGCAGGCTGCCGGCCTCGATCTCTTCCTCGAGCCAGGCCTGGTAAATGGGCTGGCAAAACGGCGCCATGATATTGCGCCGCCGCGCCTTGGTGATGGCGAAGATCTCCGTCGTTGCCGCCTGCAGCGAGGAATAGGTCGCGCCCACATTGTCGCCTGTAGCACTTTCGTAGGTCAGCCCCAGACAGCGCGCGAGTTCACGCAGCAGATGCATCGAGAAAGCGGCATAGTCCGAGGACGGATGATTGCTCGTGTGGAAGGTCAACTCCTGGCCCGGAAAGAGGTGGGCCAAGCGGCCATTGATCCCCACATCCAGCGTGCTGCCGTCATAATAGCCCGCGACCATCTCGATATAGGCCTCCATCGGCGAGATGCCTTGGGCCAACATCTGCGCCTGTTCCTGCGGCGTCAGAAGACCTTGGAGAACCTGCTCGGTTGGCTCGTCCGAGGTGATGGTCACCGCGAAGAGCGTTTGCACGATCGCGGCCATCAGCGTGGCATCGGCCAGTTGGTCGAACTGCCGTGCGACCTGGAGCGCCGGCACCAAAGGCGAGATGCCCCGATGAGTGCCGGGTGCGCCCTCGAAGATATGGATGACCCGCGGCCGTCCCGCGGCATCCCGGGCACGCACATCATGTTCCACGTCGTGCTTGAACAGGTCCTTGCGAATGGCGAGGTAGCCCACCGGCATGCCATCGGCGTCTGTATAGACCCCGTTGATCAACCGCTTCATGCTTTCCGTTTTGCGCGACAGCCGCTGCGGTGGCAGTAGGCGCACCTTGGTGCCGTAGCGGTTCCACGGCCGCTTGCGCCAAGGCAGTTCGGCGAGGATCTCGCCGGTGATAAGCCACGAGCGGAACGCAGCCGCCTGCATCTGCCCGAAGGTGCGCAAGCCCTGAATGTCGCATTCCTGCGCATTGCGCGCCCAAAGCTCGAACCGGCGCTCCACCGTCTTGGCCCAATCCGAGGCCTCGACCGGCGACATGCCAAAAGTCTCGTTCTCCGGCAGTGCTTTCAGCTGGAGCCCAGTGCCGACGGTATTGGCCACGCATTGCTCCATGGCTCCGGCCAGCCACCCGCTGTTGTGCAGAAGGTCGTTGACCCGCGCGGCGGCATCGTCCCAGGCCTCACCAATATCATCCTGCGCCTCGCGCAAAGCCGGCTTCCAACCGGAAAAGGTCACGCCTCGTCCACCCCGCATGTATTTGCCGGAGGGTCTGGGGAGGCTCATTCCCTCCGGCCCCGCGACCGGAGGCAGCGCCTCGGCCAGCAGATCTTTCAACTTTGCGATCACAGACATCTGCGTTATCCATTCAGCCTGCTGCCATGGCGGGCAAACCGCCCGCGCAGTGCGCCGCTGCTGCCGTGCCCTGGGGAGGAGCGCGATGCCGGCGGCGGCGCTTTTGATGTCTCCGGCTCTGGCGCGGTCACCCGGCTTGGGTCATGCCCACCGGGCACGGCTGCTTCGAGGCTGGTTTGTCGTTCGATCCCTTCCGGAATGCGCTGGACGTTCAGCGTGTAGCCAATGGCCGCACAGAGCGCCTCGCAATCAAGAAAGTGGTTGTTGCGCGAGCGTTTCACCCAGATGGGCTTTCCCTCGACCACGACCCGCGCCTCCGAGGTCAGCTGCTTGCAGTAATCCTCCGACACTGCCTCATGCACATGAAACGCCCCCGGCTGGTCCGCCGGCGTGCGAATGCGCGACATCACGAGCGACTTGAAGAAATCGGTCGAGAGCGTCACCAAATCGATCGAATAGAGCGCCTTCTTGCCATCGGGCTTCACCTCGATTTTTGAGACCCGATATGGCGGGCTCTGCTGATCCCGCCCCTTCGTCGGGGCGCAGAGCCAGCTGTAGCGCCGGCAGAACTCATAGACCTTGTGCTCATTTCCCAGCTCCGGTTTGTCCGGCCGGAAGCCTGAATCCACAAAGACCTTCTCGATCTGCATGCCGCTCACCGGCGTCAGCATCAGATCCGCCAGCGCGGACCAGACATCGTCATCTTCCGTGGGCCCGTAAAGCTGGCCATTATCGATCAGCCAAGACGTGCCCCGCGCGCCAAAGGCTCGGATTACATAGACCAGGCTGAACTTCTGGACGTCGACGCCCATCACGAGGCGCAAGCCCCCGGCGGGAACGTCTCCCGGCCGATACGGCTGGCGGCGTTCCATGATCTCCTGCCAGTCCGGCACATCGCCCGAGGCCGTCATGGCGTAGCATTCGCCAAAGCCCGCATTCATCGCGGTCTGGATCCGGTCGTGATCACCAGATTGCAGCGCGGTCAGATATGTTTCCGCGCGCTGACCCCAAGTAACGAAGGGCGAGCAGAGCCCAGATGCCCACATCGACAGCGTCGAGCTTTCGACGGGCGCACCCGTGACATCGGGCGCGTCTTCCTTCAGCGTGACCGTTTGCCCGGGCGCGACCATCGTGCCGCGGGCGTTCATCCAAACCTTGTCGGCCTCACTATGCTGGCCGCCGCAGCGTGGACATTCGAGGGTCGCAGCCTGTTTGGCCTGCGCAGGCGTCACACGGTCGGGCCAGCGCAGCTGCTTAAAGCGCGGGATGAAGAATTCCGAGCAATGCCGACACGGCCAGGCCCAGTGATGCCGCGTGCCCTCCTGCCAGAGTTTCCAAATCGGGCTTTCGAGATCCTCCGGCGCTGACCGCGCCCAGAACTCGAGGCCACTGGTCTCATCCGGTTCGATTTCCACGAGGCCTCGCGCCGGTGTGCTAGTGATTGCCGTCACAAAATCGGCATAGGTCTCGCCACGCGCTTCCACGAGGCCCAGGACATCCCCTTGGCCTTTCACATTGGCCATCATCTCATCGTATTCGTCGATCAGCGCCAGCGCGGCAGGGTCAGACTTCAGGGCCGTGGACGAGCCCGCATGCGCGAGGCGCAGCCTGACGCCCGCGACATGCTTCAGCGTCTTTTTCATGCGGCGGCCGCGCACCACCTTGTTCGCCAGCGTGTCCGCCTCATCGAGCAGGTTCATCAGCCGCGGCTCGAACTGGTCGGTCAGAAACTCCTTCGTCGGGCCCACGTAGAGGATCGGCGCCGGGCGCTGGTCGAGCCGTGCCCCGATGATATCCAGCATGCTGTCGGTCTTGCCAGACTGCGCCGAGGTCACCGCCACCACCCGGCGATAGCCACCGCGATGCACAGCTGCCGACCACGGGATCATATAGGGCGTCAGCCCCGGGTCCCGGGGACCGGGTATGCCGGCGGTTTCCGGGTATATTCTGTGTGCGGCCGCCCAAGGCGCCGGGTCACGTTTCTCGCTCGGCCTCCAGATCGCCGCTGCCAGCGACCAGAGCTGCGCCTGCTTTGTCGGCCGCCCCTGCAATGCGTTCAAGCGCGCCATCGATCACCTCTTCGAGCGCGCGCCGCGCCTCCATATCGCGCGTGTAGCGCGCGGCAAGACCGGCAAGCTCTGCCCGCACCAGCGCCGCCATCTCACCCACGACGGCCTTTGCATCCTCCATCGGGATCAGTTCCCGGCTGCGTTCCTGGATCCTGAGTTCAATCTCGCGCGTGCGCGCTTCCGTGGCCCGGCTTGCGACCGCGGCCTTGTTATTTTTGGACAGCTGGTCTTCGTAATAGGCTAGCGCCCCGCGGATCACGCCCACGAGCGTGTATTCCCCGCGCTGTGCCCGATCCATGTAGCCGGATTTGACAAGGCCCTGGACCCAGCGGTCCGAGCGGCCCAGCAGGGCTGCGGCCTGGGATACCGTAATGGTTTGGCCGCGCGTGCGAGGTTCAGACATCAAACTGTCCCCTGTTCACTACGGGAGGACAGTCGGTCTTCCCTTGATTATCGGCGGAACCGGCGGATCAGACCGGGCGCTGACGCATAACTTGCAAAGAACAGCACCCCGAAGGCCACGACGGCCAGAAACGCATTCTGATTTTGGTTCCACAGCAGCACACCCGCAATCGGCGGTGCGATGACAAAGGGGTACAACACCAGCGTAGTGAGTGGGTTAGCAATATGGCGGCGGTTTCGGCCAAGGATGCATATCTCCAAGGCCCGCATGACCATCTGATGCACATGCAACCGATCTGGCGCAGAAACATCCTTGTTTCTGCGAGACCTCCGATAGATCGCCAGCAATGTATCGGCCACAGGCCAATACATCGTTAGCAAAATGGCCCAAGGCGAGACATCAGGAGAATTAAGTAAGATTGAAATCCCAAACCAGCTCAGCACAAATCCGATCGTGTAGGCCCCTGCGTCTCCGAGGAAGATCAGACCCAAGGGGTAGTTCACGATAAAAAATCCGAATATCCCTGCCGCGACCATCATCGCGAGGTGGACCATGGTGGCGTAGCCTGCCAGTTCAGCAATTTGGCTGAGCGCCACAGCTGCCACAATCGCAGTTAATGAGGCGAGGCCGTTCACGCCGTCAATCAGATTGAAGCCGTTGGCGATCCCAGCAGTCACCAAGAGGGTCAGCGGAACGCCAACCGCCCAGTGATCAACCAGCAAATCCAGTCCGGGAATACCAGTTCGCGGTAGCCAGACACCCAAAAGCCAGATCGCCAGTAAACTTGCACCCATGGCAGCCAACATCCGCCGCCTAGGCGACATGTGAAACCCAAGGTCTTCGGCCAAGCCGACGATAAAGAGCACTGATGTCGCCAAAATGAAATTAGCGTATGGCCCGGAGATGGAAACTGGCGCGAACACAACGCTCAGGCCCAAAGCACCAAAAATCCCAATGCCCCCGACCCTCGGAGTGAGGCGAGTGTGCATAGATTGAACCGCACGCAAGTCATCGCTGCGTCCGCTGAGCCGCGGGAACCGAGAGCGCAAAAGTACAATCGACACGCAAAAGACAAAGGCAAGTGCGGCCAGAACATACTCGTGCCATTCAAAATGCAACGTCGCTTGGTGAACCAAAGGCGGCCCCAATCACTGAAAAGAGGAAAGTCTCAGATTGATTGCGTGCCACATAGGCCATTCGACCGTTTATCTCCAATGCGGAAATACCAAGAGTGTCTTCTACCCCCCCCCCGTTACATTTTTGCCACACATCAAATTGCCAATTGCCGTTGGCGCCTTGTCAGAGCCTCCAGCGATTAAACAGCCGGCGAAGGACGTATCCCCGGGCCAGCGATACAGCTGTGAAGATCAGCCCAAGACCGAGGTTCTCGACCACTCCGACGCGCAACCCAAAGGCCGGAAACACAGCGAATTGTGTGGCAACCGCCAGGGCATAGCCCACCACCGTGTTGGTCACAGCCTCGATCAGCGACCCGCGTCTTGATTGCGCCATGCGCCCCTCTAAAGCCATGTAATTGCTACGATTATAGTGGATATGCTCAGGCGTAAGAGCGAAGATTCCTTGACGCAAACGACGCACCGAAGGACCTCGCCCATGACCATCGCCGAACGTTACAACGAAGCCGCCGCCAAACTCCTGCCGCATATGGCTGCCGACCTGACGGTCGATCCGGCCATCTCGGATGCCAACCACATCGACGAGATCGTCTTTCGCCGCAGTGAATACCTCGGCGGCATGGCCGTCGCCATCCTCGCCATGATCGACCAGCAGAACTGAGGGAGCCAACGATGAGCACACGCGCACAGATTGCTATCCAGACCGGGCCAGACGAATGGGCCCATGTTTACTGCCACTTTGACGGCTACCCCGCCCACATGGTGCCCGCGCTGGCGGCCTGGGCGCCTGAGGACATCCTCGCTGCCCGGGAAATCCGACAGGTTCGGGCAGACAAATTGGACAGTTTTGCTCCACCCCGTGCGCCCCGCATCCTGCGCCGTCCGACCTGCGAGTTCTCTCACCTCTACATCTGGCAGGACGGCGGCTGGGTCGCTGAGACCGCTCCGGTCGAATGATCGATTAGCAACAATAGAACACTGATTTTGATACACTTTATAGCGCATCGGAGCGACTCTGACGTCACAGAACGAGACGCAACTCAGCCCGCGGAGCCCTCCATGACCAACGCCACCGTCCTTCCCAGTCGCAACACCGATTACGGGTTCTTCGGAACCCTGAACACCTGCCCGGAACGCGACAGGCGCACGAGCGAGGTCTGGATCCTCGCCAGCCGCCTGATCGCCCGAGCCGTCAATGCCACCTCCGAGGAGGAGATCATTGGCATTCGCGACTTCCTCGATAGCCGCTCGGGACGGCATTTCGCGGATGAGGTGGTTGGCGCGCTGCAGTGCGGTGCGCCGGATTGCGAAGCCGCCATCGCCGCAGCCATTTCCAAATGGCAGGACTGGCGCATCACCCGCGCGACAGAGCGCAGCGACGGAATCCCCGCTGGGCTGCCTTACCTTACGGGCTGGGTTCAGCATTTTGCGGTCACCGCTGCAATGGAAGAGCAGCACTGAACCTGAGCCGGACCCGATCAGCCCGCCCGCGTGGCGGGCTTTCGGCAGTAGAAGGCGTTGCATGCTGCCGCGCCGAATTGCCGGAGAAGACCATGGCCAAGGCCGCAAAGACCGCGAACCCCCAAACAGCCGAGGACCAAGACGCCTCGGCCCCCAAGCCCCAGAGGGTCACCAAGCAGCAGATCTTGATCGACATGCTGTCGCGCCCGGAGGGTGCAACCATTGAAGAGCTGGTCGAGGCGACTGGCTGGCTTTCACATACCTGCAGAGGTGCTATGTCCGGTGCGCTGAAGAAAAAGCTTGGGCTGACCATCACCTCCGAGAAGGAAGATCAGCGCGGGCGGGTGTATCGGTTAACGTAAGCACCAGCCCACCGCCGCTCCGCAGTCCGTCGATCAATAATGAAAGCGCAGCTGTGCGATTTCCAAGCTTTGGTGATCTCCTGAGCCGCTGACGCGGTAGACCATCCTATCTTCATGCGAAATCCTACGCGACCACCAACCAGAGAGGTCACCCCGCAACGGTTCAGGCTTACCTACGCCCTTGAAGGGCGTGCGTTGGCATTGCTTGATCAGTTCATTGATCCGATCACGAACCTTGGGATTATTGTCAGCCCAATACAGATAATCTTCCCAAGCTTCGTCAGAAAAAACCAGTTTCACTCCAACAGCTCGCGCGTTTGCCCACCCTCACCATCAAGCTGGCTGATGGCGGACCGCAAACGGGATGCATTGCGTGGGTTCGACAACAAATGAAGCGTTTCGTTGATCGCGCTCCAGGCTTCCAGAGACACGACGACGACGGCCTCGCCCTTCTTCCGCGTGACGATGACTTCTTCTTTGTCGTTGATCGCGCGATCCATCACAGACTTGAGCTGTGCGCGCGCATCCGAATAGGTCATGACGTTCATAGTGGCTCTCCCGAAAACGCTCCATATATGTACGACATATTGTACGATTTCAAGGGGCCAGGTTTCGGCTTGGCACGTGTGCAGATTGTCTTGACCACCTCGACATTGGCGCACAGGGTATTTTCAATAGTATTGCAACAACTTGGCGTGCGCGACAGTGCGATTAGCCACGAACCACCCGTCGGGGAGGCAAAAATGATCAAACCAAGCCAAGATACTCAGCTTGGCAAGCAGGCTCAGGCAGGAACAACATCAGAGACACCGCAGTCCAAGGACGCCTATGCCGAACACCGAGAAGCAATTGCCGGCATCACCAAAGGGCTATCGCAAGCCCTGGCGGGGCGTGGGGTTGAGGCAAGACGCTTCTTCCAAGACCTGGAGGCGTCTCGAGGGTAGGATATTCACAAGCCTTTGCTTGATCTTCGATAGCGCGCCTTATTTTGCCCCCGAACGCGGTGACGTTAAGCCGTCGCCCATAAGTGCGGCATCCTCAGCGAGCCATGCCGCGGTCATGGGGTCATCGTTGTCGCTCAGTCTACGGGACCTGCGCAACCGAAGTGCCAGATGACGCGCAACGATCGCCCCGAGGATGGCCCCGACGCCGTCTGCGACAAGATCAGCCCATTCGGCCTGCCTGCCGAAGAAAGGCTGGATCACCTCGATGACACCTCCATAGGCAATGACGCCCAGAATAACCCAAACTGCAAACCGCGGCCGCACGAGCGGCAGCGGGAATGCGAGGCAGGCAAATGCCAGGACGTGGTAAATCTTGTCCGCCCCCGCAGGGCCACGAGACGGCATTGGCGCCAGGGTGAGCACGGCAATGACCACTGCGAGCACGATTGTCACCGCGCCCCCGATCGTCATTCGTCTCAGTTTTGTTTGCCCTTGCGCCACACATCGTTCCTCTGGTGAACGCCTATCAGCGCGATAATCCCATGGAGTGTCAATGGCGTAGCCCACTTAGCCGTCCATTTCGGCATCTACCGGAACGGTCTCGCCGGATTTTAGCGCATCAAAAGTCTGCCCGCTGCTTGCCAGCACCGCGGTCTCGCCCGTGAACTCTTGCCAGCGGCGGACGATCACATCCACATATTTCGGATCGAGCTCGATCAGGGACGCGTGGCGTCCCGTCTTTTCCGCCGCGATGAGCGTCGTGCCACTGCCGCCGAAGGGATCGAACACCAGATCGCCCTTGCGGCTCGAATTGCGGATTGCCCGTTCGACCAGGGACACCGGCTTCATCGTCGGATGCAGATCGTTCTTGTGGGGCCGCTCGATGTTCCAGACATCGCCCTGGTCGCGATCGCCGCACCAGTGGCGTTTCACACCCTCGGGCCAGCCATAGAGGATCGGCTCATATTGCCGCTGGTAATCGGCGCGGCCCAGAGTGAAGCGGTCCTTCGCCCAGATGATGAAGGTCGACCAATGGCCGCCGGCGGATTTGAACGCCGATTGCAGCGTCTGCAATTCGCTGGACGACATGCAGATATAAACCGCGCCGTCGGTATGCGAGTTGATCAGTACGCAGGCGTCGTAGAGGAACTGCCCGAAACCTTCGCCCAGGGCGTCGTTCTTGATCCGCCGCCCCTTGCCAGCTTTCTCCGCGCCAACACCGCCGGCGTAGTCCACATTGTAGGGCGGATCGCAAAAGCAGAGGTCGGCTTTCACATCGCCGAGCACTTTCTGCACATCCGTGGCAACCGTGCTGTCGCCGCAGAGCAGCCTGTGTTTACCCAAGAGCCAGACATCGCCGGGGCGTGTTACAGGGGCCTCGGGAACCTCCGGCACATCGTCGGGGTCCGTCAGGCCACCCGTCGTGTCGATCAGCGCGTCGGGCAGGATTTCCGCGAGGTCCTCTGCGCTAAAGCCGATCAGCGACATATCCTCGATCCCGAAATCTTCCCGCAACTCCCCGATCTCGATGCGCAGCATCTCCGGGTCCCACTCGGCGATTTCGGCCAGGCGGTTGTCGGCCAGAGTATAAAGCCGCCGATCTTCTTCCGACCAGCCGCGCGCCACCATCACCGGCACCTCGGCCAACCCTAGCTGCGCGGCGGCCATCAACCGGCCATGGCCGGCGATGATCGTCCCATCCTCGGCCACCAGCATCGGGATGGTGAACCCAAAGCGCTCCATCGAGGCCGCGATCTGGTCGATCTGCTCCGGTGGGTGCTGGCGGGCGTTTTTTGCATAAGGGACCAAATCGGCCACCTGCCACATCTCGACCTGCGCCGCGGGCCAGGCCTGCGGGGTGATTTTGGATTGGGCTGTCATTGGGATCCTGTCGGGCATGGGCCAACGCCCCGCTGAACCGAAACGAACCGCAGGGGGTCATTTCGTTTCGCGGCAAGAAAAACGTCCATGTTTTATTGGGGTTCGGCGCGTGTGAACGAGGCTCAGCTTGCGCGAAACGAAGCGGATTTCAGGGGGGTGCATTTCGCCAATTCAGGACCTAAACCCCTGATTTCATTGAGGTGGACCCTCTTTGAAACGAAGCGAAATGGATTTTTGAAACGAGAAAAAACGCTCAAATATCGCGAGGCGGCGGCCCCGCATCGAACTTTCTCTAGGAAGGGACCCAAGGGGTCCCCCGTCCGTCTGTGTCGTAGCCTGTCAGCATGCTGATTTGACCCTTGCAAATGTTTTATCGCAGCCAAGACTCGCGGTCCAACAAATAAATGTCCCGCTGTTTTCTTTTCTTGTTGCCATTGGAAAGACTCGACTTTTTTGTCCCGCTCGGCCGTCATACGTCCAAAAGCTGCTCAATTTGGCGCGTAGCCTCGGCCAGCACATCGGGTTGCGCGGCTTCAAATGCGTCGCGTGTTGCGTCCTGCACCATCTCCCTCGGGATGGCTGGGCCGAACATTTTCCGTATCGGCAGACGGGCACTCCCCTCTCGAACGAAGGCGTTGTTGGCGAGCGAGCCCACGAGGAAAGCACTGTCGAACCGCTGCCAGCGCCCCCAGGGCTTGGCCCGCACACCGTAGGCAAACTGCCGCGGGCTGAAATGCGAAAGGCCCAGATAGTCGCCGCGGGCCTCGATCGTGTAGGTCAGGTTCGAGAACGTCGATCGGATCGAGCGTGTCTCGCGGTTGATCAGCGCAGCCTTTGCGCCTGTTTGTTGCCGCAGGGCACGGCGCACTTGGGTGCGGACCTTGTTGCCCTCGCTGTTCAGCGCACGATTGAAGGCCCGTGTCGCTGCCTGTTCACCCAGTCGGGCGACCGCGGCTTCGAAGTGAATGCGGGTCTGATCAAGGTCGCGGATGATGACATTCATGGACCCTGCCTCTCACGCACACGACACCGAGTATATCGTTTTTATAGCCTCCTGGACGGGATCTGTCCCGCCTTCCGATGTCCCGCTGAAAAGTGTCCCGCTGGACCGAAAGGGGTTGACAGGGCGGCCAGGAGTCAGCGGTCGACAGGGATCATCAACTTCGAAAGCCAGACTGCGAAGGTTTCCTCGGACATCACGCCAGAGGCCAAGTCTTCCATAGCCCTGACGCCGTCGAGCGGATCCGGGCGCAAGCCAAAGCCATTCAGGCGCAGAAACGTCGCCGACGTCACAAAGGCCGTCCGTTTGTTGCCGTCAACAAAGGCATGCGCCTTCGCAATCCCAAACGCATAAGCCGCGGCAATTTCCTCAAGGCTCGGCGCGCCATAGGCAGCTTTGTTGCGGGGACGCTCCACCGCCGCCTCGAGAAGCTGGATGTCGCGCATGCCTGACGCACCGCCGTGGCGCGCAATCTGGCGATCATGGATGATCAGAACCGCCTGCAACGGCACCCATACCGGCTCGATCACGCAAGCGCCTGTAGCATGTCACGGTTTTCGTCCATGACGATTTGCGCCGCAGCGAGAGCCGCGGCCAGTTCAGGATTCTGTAGCGTGATCTTCAGGCTGCCATCGTCGCCGCGGACCAAGTAAACCGTGTCTCCTTCGCGGGCATCGAGGGCCGCCAGCATTTCCGCTGACAGCGTAACGACGGCCGAGTTGCCGACTTTGCGGATGCGGGTTTCGAACATGGCAGACCTCCTCGTGAATACATCGGTATATACGGAATTTGAGCCATAGATGCAAGGTCAGGCGCCGCACCAGCCCAGCACGGCGCCCAAGGTTCACGCCGTCTGCTCAATGACGTACTCCATCGACCGCTTGCGCGGCACGGTTCTGCCGTTGAGCTTCCAGACGATCACGGCCAGCCCATACTCGTGCCGTCGGTTGGCAGCAGAGCGGCTGATGCCGTGGTGCCAACTGATTTTCTTCCAGGCGTCACGGTTGGCCCGCGCCCAAAGGATCTGGCCTATATCCTTGTCGACCCACCGGAGCCAGAGCATCGCCTCATCGGCCTGCGTGATCATCCGCGGCGATGGCAGCGGCTTTTTCATCCGCGGCTCCTGCTCGACCTGATCGGCGAAGGTCGAGACGTATTCTGGCCAAGCGCTGACATAGGCCTGTGGGCGGACCGGCGGCATGGACCGCATCACGTCCGCCGCGAGGTCCAACCGGTCGGCCACCATTGCCCGGGTCCATTCATCGGCCATGACGTACCTCCTTTACGGCTGGCAGCTTGCCATAAAGTTTTTCGCCCAGCTGACGAACCAGTTCGCGCTCCGGCCAAGTGAGGCGATGATCGTTGAGCGAGACCGCCAGCATGTGCTGTTCATGCCAGCCATCGCGCTTGACCTGGTCAGGGTCACGGCGATTGCCGCCGTAACCCTTGGGAGTGAAGCGCATGCCCATCAGGCCAGCCCTCCTTGTGTTTCAATCGCCCAGAGAAGGATGGCGATGGCATCCGCCTCGTTATCGTCTGTGGGGCTGAAGCCGCGCTGGCGCGCCGCATCGATCATGGCCTGCTTGTTCGCATTGCCCAGGCCCGTCAGAAATTTCTTGATCGTGCCAACTGGTACGCCCTGGTAGGGCACACCGCGCAATTCGCCCCAGCTGGTCAAAACCGCAAGCAGACCTCCAAAAACATGGGCTGCATCCGTGCCCGCGTGCCGACGAACCTCTTCGAAGTAGATCGCCTCGATCGGACCGGACAGCCTGTCGATCTCGGTTAGCCAGTTGGTAAAGCGCAGGTAGCGCATGCCGCCGCCGTCGTAACGGCCCGGCTTGAAACTGACGGTGCCGCTGGTGATGAGGCCATCGAAGCCACGGATGGCCCAGCCGGTTGTCGTGCCGAGGTCAAGCGCAAGGATCGTGCGTGCGGGTTCAGCCGGCACAGGCATTTTCGGGGTTGCGCCGAAATCGGCACTGGCGAGAGTCAGGTCAGCCATGGGTGGTCTCCTTTTCGGGTGGGCTGCTCGGGTGGAAGACGACGGCGGTCATGTGCTTGGCGGTGCGGGCCGCCGTCGTCGGATTGAATTGGAAAGCTGGTGGCCTCATGGGTCGAGATCCTTCAGCCAATCGGGGCGTGGGGGCCTTTGGGGACCTTCATTTTGAGGTCCCCACCGAGGTCCCCACGTGTAAGCCTCTGTTGTTAAATCGATTTGGGGACATGGGGGACCTTGGGGACCTTTTCCCGGGTCATCTCTATCGTGCGCGTGCGCGCGCATGCGCGTGTGCGAAGGGGCCGAAATAGGTCCCCCAGGTCCCCAAGGTCCCCATTTGTCATTGTTTTCAGCATGTTGGTGGTGGGGACCTTTGTTTTTGAGGTCCCCACCTGAGGCTAGAGGTCCCCCAACCTCAGGTTGATTTGATGTATTCACATCGGCTTCACTCTCACAAATCTCGAGTTGCCACCGTGTTGTCTTGTGCAGCACACCTGCTTTGCGCACGCGAACCGCGCGTCTTTCCAACCGGAACACCCGATCACGCATCTTCGAAATCGATATCCCGAAGGCGGTTTTTTGTGCTCGCTCCGTCCCGCCACTCATCGGTGGCGCTGGATCACAGAATGCCGCGACATCGAACAAGTCAGCCGCCCCGACCGGTGCCGTCCCAAACCGATCCCACCAGGCGGCGATAAACGCGCTCCAACCCGCGCCCTCGCTGTCGGAGGCCGCCATCATGTCTTCAAGGTTCGTCAGGAAACCCGGGATGCCTGCGGTTTCCAGTACGCCACCAATGACCTGCGCCCAGTTCTCATAGGACCCGATGGTCTTGCTGCCGCGCGGCTTGCCAGCAGCGATCCAAGCTTGGCAGAGCGTCAGGCACGCGGCCACGATGCGCGCACGGTTGGCGCGGATCCAGACCATGAGATCGGGATGGCGGAAACCTGCGCGCTGCCAGGGACGCTCGACATTGGCATCGAGCCGGATGCGCACGAGGCGACGGGCCATCTCGTTTGAGAACTCGGGGTTGTTGCCCGTGGCGATCCACAGACAACGGATCGGCAACCGGGTCATTTCCGAGGCCCCAAGCACGCGGTCCTCCCAGAAGGGAGCGGTCAGTGCGGCTGCAACGGCAGAACTGTCGAGCTTGGCCCGCAGGTTGTCGATCAGGATGATTGAGGGGATCTGGCGCAGCTTGGCTGTGACACGCTTGCGCCATTCTTCGTCGTCGCGGCCCTCGGTCATGACGCTGGCACCGGTGCCGGTCAGGATGGTGGCCACGGCATCGACCAACAGCGTGGCCCCGGTGCCGGGCGTGGGTTTTTCAATCAGATGCAGCGGCGTGGGCCCGTCGACCATGCCGCGCAAGAACCCAAGCAGCAGCAGCGCCACCACATGGGCGCGTTCCGCTTCCCCGGTGAAAGGGAAATCGCCGAAGAGGTCGTCGCAGATCAGCTCGCGCGCAGCGGCGATCTCCGCCTCTGTGGGGCGCTTCGGGATGTCTGGCACGGTAAAGCCCGGTGACGGGACATAGAGCAGACGTGCGTCCGGATGATAGCCGGGGGCCGTGATCAGCGTGCCGCTGCGCCCGAACACGGGCGTGTTCACGATGCCTGTGAGCACCGGCAGTGCGGGATCGGGCGTGGCGAGTACGGATTTGACTGTTGCGACCGGCGGCGGCGCGGGCAGCAATTCCCCCTTGGCGTTTTCGCGGACCCAGCGGGCGAGACGTGCCAACATATGCCGAAGGCGTTCTTCATTCAGGATCGTGGCGACGGGTCGGCCTTCATCATCCGGTACGACCCAGGTCGGCTGCCCGGCAAAACGGAAGACCCAAGGCGTGCGGTTCGAGGCCATGACCACGCTCCAGACCTGCGCCACAGCGCGACCGAGATCGCCTTCGTCAGCGCGCAGGACGGGGATGTCATTGCCAGTGCCTTGGTAATTCAGCGGCCGATGTTGCCCGATTTGCAGAACGGAGTCGGCATCGACTTCCTGTTCGGTGGCCGCGATGAGCTGAGCGACGGCTGCTGAACCGGCTCTTAGCAACATGTCGTTGAAGTCCTCGCCCTCCTCAGGCGGGATTGCGATGGCGACGTCGCGGCCCTGAGCGCGTAGGCGGCGAGCACTTGCCTCGGCGGCCCGCAGACCGGCCCCGGAGGTATCATGATCGGCGAGGATCAAGATGCGCTGTGCCGCCGGGGGCAATTCCACCTGCTCAAGTCCTGAGGTGGAAAGCGTCGCCCAGACCGGCAGATCCGGGCAAGCCGTCATCACCGCCAGACCGGTTTCTATGCCTTCACAGAGTGCGACACGCCCGTCTTTGCCGATCGCGGCCAGTCTGACCGCGCCGCCTGCAATGCGGCCCAGCATCATCTTGGGCTTGGCAATCGGAGCTTTGCGCACCTCGTTCCCATCAGAAACGAGGTAAGTGCGATGCAGTCCGATGATCTGGCCGCTGCGATCGCGCACTTGGCCCAGCAATGCCGCATACCCGGTCTTGGTTTCCCAATGGGTCAGATCCGGGTGGAACAGCAAGTCGGTCTCGTGGGGCACAGTCAGTGAGCGACCGGCGAGATAGGTCGCAGCGGCAGTGTCCGCGACTGGCACGGCACGCGAGAGGATATGTGCGATCTCCTGCGCCGGGTCGCGCTTAGGCGCGGGCGTGACCACGGGCGTCTGACGCGCCGGTGCCCCAGCGTTTACGCCTGTCATGTCCGCCGCCTCAACGATCAGATCACGCCCGGTCAGACCTGTCCCTTCTTCGATCGTGTTGATCGGCCCGCCACCTGTGTTTCCATCGAAATCAACCCAGTCCCCGGCATGCGGACCGCGCAGGGCGATAATGCAGGAGCCGGTGTTGCGCGGGGCATCGCCGCGGATATTGGCCAGCCGCCATTCATCACCGACACGTTTGCCGTTCGGAAACAAACGCGGCACCCAAGTCTCTGCAGTGTCGCGCAGGCGCTGCACGATCAAATCAAGATCGTAGCGTTGCTTCTCGCCATGGTTTGGGACTACGTCGTTGAGGTCGATGACCACTGCGCTCATGAAGGCCTCCTACGCCAAAAGAAGAAGGCCGTGCTCAGCCCGGGTAATTGCGGTGTAGAGCCACCGCTTTCTGTCATCGGGGGTGCGACCAAAGCCGTCGTCAAAAACGACGACATTCGACCATTGTGACCCTTGCGCTTTGTGGCAGGTGATCGCGTAACCCCAGCTGGATTGGATCAGCCGACGACATGCAATTGCTTCGCGGCGTTGCCGATCCGGATCGAAGCGAACGTGATCATCAAATTCACCGCGCCAAAACTCCTGAACGCCAGGGACAAACAGACCATCATCCGTTTGAACGTTTGCTCGGAAAGCCCGATCATTGTGCGGATGCCCCTGCACATCAGACAGGGTTAGGAACATGCCATTGATCAGCCCCAGATCGTGGCGGTTGCGCAGGCAGATGATCTTTTCGCCAGCTCCGCTCGGGTAGTCAGCGGTAAAACCAGCTGCCGTCTTCATGGTGGAGTTCAAGTGACGCCGCGTTGCGTGTGTTCCACAAATGACCTGTTCGCCCTGCAACATCTGGGCAGGACAAACCGCATGACGCGACATCTTCCAGACCTGGTCGTCAAAAGCTCCGAAGGGAATTTCCTGGCCGTGACGGGCCATGGACGCGAGCCGCAAGATCGGACTATCCGCTGCCTGCCGATGGATTTCAGTCAGCATGACGTCCGGTACAGCTTGTGTGAAAAACCCAGTCCCACGAACGGGTGCGAGTTGGCCTGGGTCACCGAGCACCAGGATGGGTTTGCCGAAGGACAGAAGATCTTGTGCCATGTCTTCGCCGACCATCGACACTTCATCGAGTACGAGGAGATCAGCGTCACGGAGAGCCGATTGTGAATTCAGGACAAACCGCAGTTCATGGATATGATCGAGCCGCTGTTTCAGCTGCGCAATCTGCGCCTGCGCAAACCCACGCTCACCAACACCCATTCTGGGTAGGTCGCGTTCCAGAGCAGCCAACTCTTCCGTTGTGCGAGCAATCTCTTCGGGGGTGGCCTCCGATGAGCGATAAATCAGGCTGTGAATCGTTTGTGCGGGCGTTCCCTTTTGCGTCATTACGTGCACGGCTTTGCCGGTAAAGGCAGCAAAAAGAACACCACCAAGTCCGCCCGGCGTCATGGGTTGGAGCCCAAGCGCATCAATTGCCATAGAAGTGATCGTGGTTTTGCCAGTCCCAGCATAGCCAAACGTCCGAAAAACCTGCTGTTCATGCGTGCGATGCAGAAACCAATCTCGAATGGCCCGGATCGCTTTGGCTTGTGCCTCAGAAACGGTGATGCTCATGGACGTTCCTCCGACCAGCAGTGCAGACTGAAGGGGCAGAAGCGGCAAACGTAGAAATCGGCATGGGATGCGATCCGCGGCAGCAGATCACCGGCATCGGCCGCGCGCAGCACCATGACTGCCTTATCCGAGAGCGCCTGTGCCTCGGCGGCGTCAAGCGGCACATATTCGTGGTAAAGTTCGCAGGTGTCCTTGTTCAGCGCAGTGAACAGCGCGGCATCGAGGCCCATATAGGCCATGTAGATCTGCACCTGCGCGAAATAGACCGGTTTCGAGACCCGCACGCCTTTCTTGGCTGTGTCGTTCCAGCTTGAGGCCTTGAGCGCCTTGTGCTCCCAAAGCGCTGGCCAGGAAATTTCAACGTTGGGGCCGCCAACGATGACGCCATCGACATGGCCACGGATGCGCCCGCCGGCGGTCTCAAAACCAAATTGACCACCATCGCGCTTTTCTGTGCGCAGATCAAAACCGGCCGCCCGCAGCCAGCGGATGGCCAAATCCTCAAAGACGTGACCTGCCTCAAAGATGCGCAATGTCTGCCCAGCGAATTCCTTGCCAGTATCAACCGGTGTTTTAGTGAATTCATAAACAAGTCGCCGCGCGCAGGGCTCCCCGATGCGGCTGGCACCAAGATAGTCGCGAGGGCGTTGAGCATCGCGTTCAGCCACAAGTGCGGCATCGATATGGGCATTGATCCTTGCCCCGAGCGGTACAGGGTCCGTACTCCTGCGGCCATAGACGAAGCCAGATTGGTGGTTTAGGTCGAGCATTCCCAATTCCTCAAAACGGTATTTCGCCGGCATCAGACTGGCGCTGCATCGCCCCCTGAAACCCGTCTACGCAGGCCTCGATCAGCCGATCGATGTCCTCGGCCGAGCGGTCGAAGAAGGCATTCATCAGCCCCATCTCCGTCAGCGCCTCGGCCAGATCGCGCCGCGCCTCTCGGATCGCGCGGATTTCCATGTCGGTCTTATCAATCATTCCAAAGTTCCTCCGGGCGATGGCGCTGCTCACGGTGAGGCAGGCCATCGAACAAAATCGGTGATACGGGTGGCGATCCCATCGCAGCTGGTGGCAGTAGCCGAAGCCCCGGGCTTCCCGGCCGCACAGCGCGCAAGGCACGCAGCGGGCAAGTTCAGCGCGGCTCACCCCATGAGCAGCAGGTCGAGTGCTGCGCGTTCCTCTGGATCGGGTCCTCGTGTCCTGCGCTCCGAGGCCAGCACGATGAAGCGGCTGATCGCGTTCGACGCCATGCATTCGAGATCCTTTCGCGTGAGGGTGGCGATGGGGCGGTCAAGCCGCCCCCGCGCTTCCAGCCAGCGCCCCATGGCAAGGGCAGCCTCTGTCGTGACATGCGCCTGCCAGTCATCCGGGCTCATGGGTTCAACCAGGCGGGGCCAACGGCAGGTTTTGCTGCTTCTGCAGATGCCGCAGGCTGACCGCTGGATTGACCTGACCCGGCCGACCAAGCAGGTGTCGAAGCGCTGCTGGCGGGCAGCGATTGCCCCCAAGCCGGCGCTGCGGATACTGGCGCCGCAGCTGCAGGGCGCGGACGGTTCGAGGGCTGCGCCGGGACCTGTTCCCCTGCCATGACCTTTTGCCATTCCGGTGCAGTGGGCAGGACCACATGATCGAGCTTATTGGCATCCTTGTAGGCTGGGTTGCGGTTCGGCTCGACCTGGATCTTGGCCACGAAGGTGATGCCATCGAGATCAGCAAGGCCGCGCAGCACACGTTTGGCCTTGGCAGCCTCGCTCATGTCTTCCGGGTTCAGCCCAAGCGCACTGTCGATCATCGCCCGGAACTGGCTTTTTGAGATTTTCCAGCCTAAAGACTGGCCTTGCTCGTCGAGCTTTCCGCCCTGGACAGTGAAATTCTGCCAAAACTTGCGCCGGGCAAATGGCCCCTCGGCCACCGTGAATTCGGCATCCACCATCCGCACATCGCTGCCAGGCTGGTTCGAGGATTTGAGAAGGCCGCGATCGACCTCGCTCATGCCGTCCACACCGCCTTTGCGGATGGACATGGTCACTTTGGCGAAAGTGCCGTCAGGGATCAGGTCGCCGGCTTGCTGCGGCGCCACATCGTTCATATCAAAGGTCATCGGATTATCCTTTCACGGGTTGATTGATTTTGGAGAGCAGCGCGCCCAAATCAGGCGGCTCTGTCATGTCGAGGCGGCCAGACCGATCTTTGGCGGGCAGGCCCCAAGGGTTGCCAGAGCAGCAGACAAGGCGGCGCTCTTGGCCTTTGTCTGGATCATGGCGCCATGTGACGCCGCCGTCGGGCGCCTCTTCCCGGCTGAAGAGGCTCAGTGTCATCACCTGATCGACGATGCCGGGCAGCTCGCGCGCGGCCTTGCCGCCTTCCATCTGTGGCTGCCAGATGGTGCGGTTCATCTCATCGGTCAGCCGCTCGAGGATGCCGACGAAGATCACCGTCTTACCCGGCGCATGCTGCAAGTGCTTCAAAAGCCCGATCACCTCACGCGCCAGTAGGCCGTAGGCACCACGGGTATCTGGTTTCCCAGTGCGGTCTGAAAGCGCCTCAGGACGCGTCTTGGCCCAGGCCATCGCTTGGCGGGTCAGATCTGTGATGCTGTCCACAAAGACGATGCTTTTGGCATCCAACCGTGCCGCCAACTCCGGGTGTTGCCCGCGCAGATGCGCATAATGGGCCTCGGAAAAGTGCTCATCGGGCTGGGCGGCGGGATTGGCCCCGCCAATCAGGCAGGCAATGTCTACGGCATCGGCGAAGCGACGGATTGGCAAGCTGTCGCCGCGCCAATCCTGAACAGATTTCAGTCCGGCCTCGAGATCGACGCAAACAGTCTGAGCAGCCGGAAGGGTCTTCAGCAGCGTCGTCTTGCCGTAGCCGCTTGGGCCGAACAGCGCCACGGTGGTCTTGCCCTGCGCCTCGGCTAGGCGCTCATCGGCGGAGAGGATGCGAAGGTTCATTCCAGCACCTCGCCGCGCAGATCGGACAACCCGTTCCGGGTCAAGATCGCCTCAAGACAGTCGCCAAAGCGCCATGTCGGGTTTTCAGCCCAGAACTGATCGGCCTGACGCATTGCTTCACGCCATTCCCGCAATGCTGCGCTATCGTTGGCGATCTGCTGATTGCGGATCTCGATGGCCCGGGCAAATTCCGCGCGCGTCAATTGGCGTGTCGAGACAAGGGTCGTGCCTTCGAGATCCATGGCAACGGCCGCTGGCAGTGAAAACGGCAATTCCGTCTGTTCTGGTGCCACCGCTTGTTCGGCCCGGAGTTTCAGTCGGCGGGCCCGTGTGTCGATCCGGGTGACAACGCCATCGATGCCAGCAAGGTACTGGCCATCTGCATCGATATCGTCCCAACGGTTGACAGCTGCCTGCCGCTTGTTGATCGCACGTCCCGCGATCACTTCGCCGACAATCTCGGCGACAACATCATTCAGTCGCATATGTCCCATTCTGGACCTCCTGTTCGTAAAGGGTGCTGAAGTCGGTGAGCCAAGCCGCCGCGCGCCGGATCGGCGCGGTGTCAACGGCATGGCGCGAGGCAGGAGGAACGCGGCGCACCGCATCCACGGGGCTCGGCTGTTCATCGATGCGCTCGATGATCTCTTCGATCCGGCCGCAGATCGCGCGATCCTCTTGCGTCCCAAAGACTGCGATCTGGCGGGCCCGCATTTCCGGCGTCAGCGGCGGCGGGCGATCTTCCTCGAGGCGCTGAACGCTTTCCTGAATGCGCTGTAGTCGATCGAGAGAACGTTGCAGCCGATCCTCTGCGGCGCGACGGACCGCCGAGCGGGTTGGTTCCTCCCCGCGCTCAAGCTTTTGATCCAAGGTGCGGCGCACAATGCCTGGGTCGGCGGCTTCGGCGTCGCGGATCAGGCGCGCATCGTGAACCTGGTCGCGGCGCAGACCGAGATCGGCCATGGTGACGATCGCGATGTCGCCACCAACAGGATTTGGGCCATCGGACTGCGTTTCAACGTTGGGGTCACCAACCTTGAAATTCCGACCACCGCCGTGTCTAGCGACGTCACCACGCTCCTGCGCCGCATCATACTCGTCGGCGAGGCGCCGCTTGGCAGCCGCTTCAATTTCGAGGGCGTCAGCCTGCGCGCGGTGAGCCGCAGCCACGAGATCATCATGGGCGGCTTTTGCGTTTTTGAGCCGCGCGGCCCGTTTGGCGACATCATAGGCCAAACCGGCAGCTTCACGGGCCTCGAGCACCTCAGCGGCGGTCTTTGCGCTGGCCAGCATGGTGGCGGCACGATCGATCAGGCCCGGAAGGTTTTCGCCGGCCAAGGAAATGGGGGCGAGCGCAGTCATTTCTGCGCCTCCGCCGGCTCCAGCGTGACCTTCAGCGCCCCCACCTTCACGGTGCGCGCAGGCTCAAACCCCTTGCGCCAGGCCTCGGGCAGTGCGCCGTACTTGCGCTCCGAGACGGTCAGCTTGGTGTCGATAAACTCGGCCGGGTCCTCGCCGCTGTCGGCAATGTTCCGGGCGATCTGCGCCAGTTTTTCCTGGTCCCAGTCGACGCGTTTCGGCAGATCGGCCACCACGGTGTAGTCCCCGTCGACCAGACGCACCGTGCCCGTATCTTTGCCGCAGGCGCGGCGGGCCTCGGCAGCACGGGTGGCGTAGCGCACCTCGAGGGCGGCGCTGAACCGGGCAGTCGCGGCTTTCAACTGTTTGCTGGCGTGATCAAGCTCGCCTTGGAGGGCGGCCAGCAACTCGACCGGCATCTGAGCCAGATCGCCAGTCGACATGTTGAGCATGTCATCCACGCTCGGGGTGTTTTCGGGATAGGTCATGGGGGGCTCCTGTTCGGGGGATGGTTCAGGCGGCGACGGCAGCGAGCTGCGTCACGGCATCAGCGGTTCCGCGCGTCTTGGGCCGCGCGATGGCAAGATAGGAAAACAGGTCCGGTCCAAGGCGCTCTTGGACGAGGTGCACGAGGCCTTGGCCTTCGGTCCAAAAGGCCCGCTTGCCCAAGAGGGCCAGTTCCGTGCGCTCATTGTCCCCAAGCTTGGAAAGCCCTGGGAATGTATCGAGGACCAGGAACCCGCGGTGGTATTCAAGACGGTCGCCGGGCAAGGCCTGCGCCACCCAGGCGCAGAACTGGATTTCCGTCAGTGACGCCTTCGCCCGGAATGTGGTGATGGTTGCTGTGGTCATGATCTTGCTCTCCTCGACCTGCTTCTACTCACGCGCTCTGAAAACCGTCCCAGCATGGGCCGAGGCCGTAGGCGGTGAGGACGGGACGAAGAGCGGAGATCCGGCGATAAAGCGTTGTGCGTTTGACAGCGCCGTGGGCGACCAGGTCAGAAACGGTGACCTGGGAAAGGACATGGCAGAGCTGGCGATCACCATTGCTCAGACGGGCCAGCGCGCATTCGGTCGCAAGCCGCGCATGCTGCATGTCGGTGTCAAAAGGACGCTGACCGTACCAGCTGGCGAGGCCATCCTCCTCCAGCAGCAGGTTTTTCAGGGGCTCACGACTACCGGCCATCGGCGCATCAAGTGAAAACATCCACCCGTCCTGCGCCCGCCGCTGACGCTGGATTCGCATCGCGATACGCGATGACTGGTTGCGCAGGACGATATTGGCGAAGGCGCCAATGCTGCCGCGGCGCGCGTCAAATCCAGGCAAGCGGCAGATGAGATCGAGCAGCAGATCCTGCGAGAGATCCTCGAGGTCAGCTGGCGGCAGGCGCAATTTGCGGTGCAGGCGACGTGCGGCGCGATTGGCCTCGTCGATCAGCGTGACAACGTCGGCGGTCGATAATTTGGGGGGCATGGTCGGGGTCCTCGAAGCTTGATTTCTCTTGCTTCGAATTTCGCCGACCCCGGCCTTCCGTTTGTGTGTTTGTTATGTGTGGATTGTGTGCCGTTTGTGTGTGGCGCCCTCTTCGGCAAAGGAAATCGCTTCTGGTGCAAGGCCCAACCGGTAGCCGACGCCATGCACCGTTGCGATCAGCTCCTTGGCCGTCGAGGCCGGCGCACCGGGTGCCACAAGGGCTTTGCGCAAATCCCGAATAACCTCGTTTGGCGGGCGGCCGGTTTCAGCCTCAATGATTTGCTTCTTGATGATTGGGTCCCTGCGGCATGCCTGCTCAGCGAGCAAAACGAGAACGGCAACCATCTGAACCGACATGTCCAGAACCCTTCCATCGAGCATGACGGAGGGGATGGATCGATTTATGATCAAGCGGACGCGGTCGCTTGGCGGCAGCAAGCCATCGAACGACATCACTTCAACGCCGTTCCCATCCGCGTGAAGGATCTCAACGACTTTGTGGGCGTCGATTTCCATGTCGCGCAGACGGATGCCACTGGCCTGGTCAATCTCATCGAAGACCACGATCGGCGGTTTGCCTCCAGCGAGTGATTTCAAGAGCATCGAGATGCCCGGCGCAAACACATCCCGGGGCGAGCGGCATAAGAAGATGCTGCGCCCCGTCGCCGCCTTGCCCATCGACCAAAGCCCGGCTGAAATCACCGCAGGCGTTCCCGTCAACTTGCCCGCTGCTGCGATGGCCACAATCAACTGATCTGCATCGATCCGGTAACGCATCAGGTCGGCCGGCTCGAGGAATACATCCTGGCTGGGGTCGAGCGGGCAGCAGGCAACGAGCTTGCCGTTAATTTCCTGGATCATCCGCGCATCATGGCCGCAATCGCAATGCGCGCAGGTGCCCCAGCTGTCGATCTTGCGGTCCTCAACCAAGATGCGCGCTCTGAGCAGCTTGTTGAGTTCTGCCTCGGGGAAGCGCCGCAGCAGTCGGCCAGAGACCTCGGGGCGCGCGCCTGTTTTATTCAGCCGCTTCCACAACCAGATCAAAGTCATGGTCTTTCTCCAACCCGTTGCGTGCAATCAGCGTGTGGATCGATTTCTCGAACCGCGTGCGACGGAAGGCCAAGGTCCCGGGAGGTTTCAGGCGCACGGTGGATTGGGCCGGCTTCTTCTTGCCCACATGGAAAAACACACGGAACGTGATCTCACCCAAGCGCCAACCTTGCCGAAAATCCACCTCGCTGGTGGCAAAGTTGCGCAATGCGCCGTTGGTGTCCTTAGTCACCCAGCTGCGCAGATGCCGAAAGGCCTGCGCGTCCTCATCCCATTCGAAGAGGTCAGCTGCGGCCGCAACAATCGTCACGCTGTGGATCGTGTCATCATGACGATGCTCAAAAGCAAAGTCCGGGCCTGCCTCGGAGATGGGGTCCAACGTGTAGAGATCACGCGCATGATCACCAGCGAAAAAGCCCGGGCGCCCCAGGATATGTGTGGCGAAGAGCTCGGCCAGTTCCACCTGCTGGGATTTCAGCACGCCTCCGATCAGAAGGCGCCCCTCGGTCGCGTTATAGCGCAGAGCCGCGTATTTGACCGCACGCACCGTGATGATTTCTTCGCGATCGCCCGAGACCACAGGCGTGGTCTTGACCGGGGCGCCATGGCTGAGGACCAGGTTGAATTCGTCATCCTCGTCGTAGGGTGCCAAACGACAATAGCCGCCCTGCAGGTCCTTTGCGAAGAGCGCCGCCGCCGCGGCTTCAAACACTGCGCCGACATCGTCGGTGAAATCCGCCGGCACATCCCGTTCCGGTCCCCGAAACTCCGCCATCGCGGTCGGCGCCCTCAGCGCCAATTGGTCCGCAGCAACCTCGAACAGGTCATGGTGATGGAGATAGACGTGCAATGCCACGTGTTTCGGGTCCTGTTCGGCAGGGGCGTCAGCCGTCTGCTCAGGGTCGGCGGGCTCGAACAATGTGATTTGCTGGCGCCGCGCTGCCGACAAGATCGTCTCCATCCCATGCGACGTGCCCAGTTCCGCAATTCGGTGCAGGTCAGCCACGAGCCCCTCGGACCAGTCATTGACCGGTTGGTCGAAATACTCTGCCAGCAGACCACGATGGTTTGCCTCTGCATCATCAAAGGCGATGGGCGCCGCCCCACCGACGAAATGGCGGTCGAAGAGCTGGCGCATCAGCATGGGATCAATGGTCTTCAGGAAACGTGGATTCACGAACTTCTTTAGATTGCCGGCCATGGCGAATCCTTTCTGTCGGGGAAAATAATGTTCATCTTATGTTCTCATCGCAACAGGTCAATCATCGCGTTGGGCGTGGGACAGATTCCAAAAGGCGTGAGTAGAAGCTGGGCGAGAGAACGACCCGGGAAACCCCATGAAACGCCCCAACGCCCTACAACCCGACCGCATGAACGCCCAGGAGCGCCGCGCCGAACTTTGCAGTTTGCTAGCGCTTGGCCTTGTCCGCATTCACCAAAGAGAACGTCTGCAAAATACTGATATTTATGGAGAAAGTTCGCTACACAACTCAGCCTCTCAGAGCATTCATGCAGATCCAACTAGAAAGGAAGCAACATGAACGCTTTGACCCCGGCGCTGCACACGAATGCCTTACGCCGCCCATTGAAACGCCCAAACGCACTGCACCCAGACCACATGACCGCCCAAGAGCGTCAAGCTGAGATTTGCAGTTTGCTCGCGCTCGCCCTCGCTCGGCCCGATATGCGCCCATGCGAAAATCCGCTTGAAAACGAAGGAGATAAACGCCGGCGGATCGATACACAGCCGTGCCGCCTTGCCGCTCAAAATCGGAAGCAACGTTCATGACAAACCATGACCCAATCCCTGCGCGCATCGCCGCGTTGAAAACTACGCCAACGCCGGCATTGCGCAAACAATGGCGCGAGTTGTTCGGTACCATGCCACCGCCCTTCAATCGGCGTTACCTGGAAAGCCGGCTGGCCTATCGCATCCAGGAACTGGCCTATGGCGGCCTGAAACCCCAGACCCTCAAACGACTGGCGAAGCTGGGCGACGAGCTCGATGGCGGAGATCGCCTGAAAAGCCGCATCCGCGCCGATATCAAGCCGATCTTGGGCACAAGGCTGCTCCGCGAATGGCAGGGGGTCGAGCATGTCGTCACGGTTACGGTCGATGGGTATGAATGGCAGGGGCGCCCGTACAAGTCGCTGTCCTCCATCGCTCGCGCCATCACCGGCACTCGCTGGAATGGCTGGGTTTTCTTTGGCCTGAAGAATTATCGGGGGCGAACATGACACAGCCGATCCTGCGCAAATTGCGCTGCGCAATCTACACCCGCAAATCCAGCGAAGAAGGGCTCGAGCAGGAATTCAACTCGCTCCATGCCCAGCGTGAAGCCTGCGAGGCCTATATCGCCAGTCAGCGATCGGAAGGCTGGGTTGTTCTCCGCGAACAATACGATGACGGCGGCGTGTCCGGCGGCACCTTGGAGCGGCCGGGCCTCAAGGCGCTGATGCAGGACATAGAGGAGGGCCTGGTCGATGTGGTTGTCGTTTACAAGATTGATCGCCTCAGCCGCTCGCTGGCTGATTTCGCCAAGTTGGTTGAGGTATTCGATCGCACGGGCGTTACCTTCGTATCCGTAACCCAGCAGTTCAACACGACGACTTCCATGGGGCGGTTGACACTGAACATCCTGCTCAGCTTCGCCCAATTCGAGCGTGAAGTAACCGCCGAGCGCATCCGCGACAAGGTTGCCGCCAGCCGCAAGAAGGGCATCTGGATGGGCGGCGTGCCGCCCTACGGTTACCGTGTTGAAAATCGCAAGCTCATAATCGATGAGGAGAAGGCTGAGCATATCCGTTGGATTTTCGCCCGCTTTGTCGAAATCGGTTCCGCGACGGAACTGGCGCGCCAAATCGATCAGCGTGGGCTCTTAACGCCAAATGGAAATCGGATCGACAAGAAGTACCTCTATCGGCTGCTGAACAACCGCGCCTATATCGGCGAAGCGGTTCACAAGGGCGAAAGCTATCCCGGGGAACATGAGGCCATCCTTGACCGCGTTATCTGGGACAAGGTCCATACCATCCTGCAGGAGAGCCCACATAAGCGGGCAGCGAATACGCGCGCCGAGACGCCAGCCCTGCTCAAGGGATTGATCTACGGCCCCGATGGGGCGGCATTCTCACCAACCCACACGAGAAAGCGGGGCAAGCTTTATCGCTACTATGTCAGCCAGTCGATCCTGAAGCACGGCGCTGGATCCTGCCCGATTGGCCGCGTCACGGCCGGTGAGATCGAGACCGCCGTGATCGACCAGGTCCGTGCGGTGTTTCGCCAACCAGAAATCATCGCCGGCGCGTGGGACGCCGCGAAAACCCATTGTCGCGACATCACCCTCGACGATGCGCGCATGGCTCTGCAGCAATTCGATCCGCTGTGGGATGAACTCTTCCCAGCCGAGCAGACACGTATCATCGCCTTGGCCGTTGAGCGGGTCGACATTGGCACCGACGCCATCAGCGTCCGGATGCGTATCGATGGGCTCGCGGAGTTGGCCCAAGAACTGCTGCAAAGCCCTGAAGAAAAGGATGCTGCCGCATGAGCAAGAAACCCACTATCCCCGACACTGTGACCGTCACCATTCCATTCCGCGTGGCAAAACGCGGTGGTCGCAAGGAGGTTCAGCTTCCACCCGGTGCGAACAATCGCAGCCCTGACTATACGCTGATCAAGGCGGTGGCGCGCGCCTATCGATGGCGCCAAATCCTTGAGGATGGCGACATGGGAACGATCGCCGAATTGGCGGATTACGAGAAGATCTCGCCATCATATCTGACGCGCGTGATGCGGCTCACCTTATTGGCGCCAGACATCATCGAAGCGATCCTGGACGGAAACCCACCATCTGTGGGCATGACGGAACTGCTTGATCCGATAACGCACGTTTGGGCCGAGCAGCGATCGGCGCTTGGCTATAAAAGCAGATAGCACTCGGCATGCCCTCACCACAAAGCCGTTTCAAGTCGATGATTTGGAACGGCTTTTTTTGTCGCAAAGGCAAAACGGGCCGCCACCACGCCTCAAGGATTTGGACGCGAGTCGCTGGGATCATTCGCAAGACTCCGCTCGGAGCCCCCGAAAGCGGGACATTTTTTTGATTCAGTTCCAGCAAGTTATTGAAACCGTATTGAAAAATGTGTGGTTAACAGGTCCGGAGAAAATGGGGGCGAGAGAGCGGGGTTGTGGGGCAAGATGGGGCCAAATAGCGTTTTGCCCAGAACCGTGCTGGCGCTATAACCTTCAAATATAACGGGATTTTTTAGGCCACAGCCCGTTTGGAGAAGGGTTCCAAAAGGCTGGGTGGCGGAGCCGAAGGGATTCGAACCCTCGAGACGATTCCTCGCCTACTCCCTTAGCAGGGGAGCGCCTTCGACCACTCGGCCACAGCTCCGTTGACGGGTATAGCCTTGGCCTGCATTGAATGACAAGGGGATTTGGGAAAAAAATCGAGATCAGTAACCTTCTGAAATCATGTTATATTTTGACGCATCCGCGCTTATAGCTACGAAAGCTTCCTTGAAGGTCTGATTTTTGGGGCCCTTGATAATTCGTGCAAAGCACTTCGAATTTACTTCCGCGCAAGTTGGCGATCATCTGGACAGTAGTCAGGCCTGCAGCGGTTTGCCTTTTGCCTTGCCGATATTCGGATTAATTGGTAATAAAAAATCACCAATTTAAGTGGATAGCCTCATGCCAGTGATTACCAACATCCAAGACCTCAAAGACATCTACAAACGCCGTGTGCCAAAGATGTTCTATGACTATTGCGAAAGCGGTAGTTACACCGAGCAGACCTTTCGGGAAAACATCTCTGATTTCGATCTGATCAAACTGCGGCAGCGCGTGGCGATTGATATCGCCAACCGCTCGACCAAAAGCAAACTGTTGGGGCAGGATGTCGCCATGCCTGTGGCCTTGGCGCCGGTTGGTCTGACGGGGATGCAGCACGCCGATGGGGAAATCAAAGCGGCCAAAGCTGCTGAGAAATTCGGGGTGCCCTATACACTGTCCACCATGTCGATCAACTCGATCGAGGAGGTGGCCGCAGAAACGTCGGCGCCGTTCTGGTTTCAGGTCTACACATTGACTGACGACAAATTTATGCAAAGCCTGATGGATCGCGCAAAGGCCGCGAAATGTTCGGCTGTTGTGATTACGCTTGACCTGCAGGTTTTGGGACAACGCCACAAGGACTTGAAAAACGGCTTGTCCGCCCCTCCGAAACCGACGTTGAAAAACATCGTCAACCTGTCGATGAAATGGCGTTGGGGCTTGGGCATGCTTGGTGCAAAGCGGTATAATTTCGGCAATATCGTCGGGCATACCGAAGGTGCCTCCAATGCCAGTTCACTGGCGGCTTGGACCAATGAAAAGTTTGATGCGGGTCTGGATTGGGCGCGGGTGAAAGAACTGCGCAATATGTGGGATGGGCCGGTGATCCTTAAGGGGATCATGGATGTTGAAGATGCGAAAAAGGCCGTTGAAGTGGGCGTGGACGCGATTGTCGTCTCGAACCACGGGGGGCGCCAGTTAGACGGTGCGCTCAGCTCGATCCGGGCTTTGGAGCCGATTGTCGAGGCGGTTGGCGACAAGCTGGACGTC